ATGAACCTCGACAAACTTGCTTATACCGATACCCGCAGCGCATTGAATGCGGCCGACGAAGCGTTGGAATTGTTTTGCCGCTTGCGGCATATTCCGCTCGACAGTTTGTCGGACGCCGAATTGGGCGAGTTCTTTTTTAATGCACTTGAAGACGAACTCGGTGGGGCCGCTTATCTCGGCGGTCGAACTTAAGGATCGTATTGGGACCGATGTGACGGCGTTTGCAATGGGCGCCAGGATGTTTTTTCGCGGAGCGCCAGGGCGTGGACTGCTTACGTTTTATTACCGTGGCACGTCATGATCCGGCCTGGCGTGGTTAATCGAAAATATCACGCATTTGAGTCTAAAGTTTCGTTCGCAGAGGCCGTTAGCGGATGCATGGATACGACCAACCCCACTGCCGCCGCGTTTAGGAATCTCGTCATTGCCGCCGACGAGACGCTCCACGTGCTTTGCCGCATGCGCGGCATTACGCTCGACGATTTGTCGGAGGAGGCACTGGAAGCGTTTTTCTTCCAGGCACTCGATGACGAATTCTGGATCGGCGCCCGGTAGATATCAGCGCACTGATCCCCGCCGGCATTGCACGGCGGGTTCCCCTTTATCTATGCAAGCAGGTCTGACCGTCTTGTGAAGCGCGGATCGGCTAGCCACGCAACAAACTCATCACGCCACTGCTCGAAAGCGTTCTCGTCAAGGTCGAACACTTCGTCGACATGGCCTGCGTCGCGCAGGTAGGCGCCTACCACCTGACGTCCGTCCCAGTAAGCAACCGCAAAATCGGTCAGGTCCGCGGTCATGCCACGCGGCTGATCGCGAAGCAGCATGTTGAGCTGAGCCTTGAAAACGGTGAAGGTCGTGGCCATGGTCGGGTCCCGGAAAAAAATCGAAACCCTGCGAGGCGGAACAGGGTTCGCTAAGAGTAGCGCTTTCTGCGGCCCTCGTGCAGTGGGATAAGCGGGCCGGGCAACAAGCAGTGCAGGACGGATACAGGGAATGCCACAAGACCGTAACGACACAAAAAAGCCTCGCAGCACGAGGCTTACGAGGCTTGGAAATTCGGTGAGGCGGGGTGAGATAAATCGATGCGAGAACTCTGCCGCGCCGTTGCTTAAACCGCACCTCGTGCGATTGCATACAGATTCGACCCGCTTTCCTTTTTGCTCGGTGGGATGAAGTCAGTTGCGTGAAGTGCGACCGTGTCCGAACTGGTAATCGAACGCCTCTTGCTGGCTCGAACGAGGATACGCTCTAGAAACTCGTAGAAGAGTTCGAGTTGTCTCGCGTCTGAAGCCCGTGGCTCGAGGTCGAACACATCCTCGAGCGCGCGGCGCGACACATGGAAACGTTGAAGTCCGTGGACCATACGAACCTGGAAGACGACGCCGTCACTGCTGTGCGGCACCGCTGCCCAAATAAGCACATGGCTACTCATGGAGCCCCCGTGGATCACAATCTTAAGATGAAAAGCTGTTCAATTCATAATCGCATAACCCAATGTGGGTGAATATATTTCAATATTGTGACGCTCGCAGATTTGACATTTTTGCCACGGTCTCATATTGCGCTGCAGCAAAATGTGTATAAACTGGAAAACGAGCGTCTGCATTTGCGCTCGCAGTTCTGTTCTGACGGGAGAATGTGCCATGACGACTTCTCAGTCCTCACATACTCCAACCGTCCCCGCATTGCATGTGTTCGAGCAAGCCGGTGGCTGGCATTGGGGTATTACCGTCCCGCGAATGATGGGAACCGGATTCAAAGTGATTGCGTTCAGTGAGAAGACCTTCCCGGTTGAAGACGCTGCACGCACCGACGGGAGCCAGGCGCTAGCCAGCCTTGCAGATAACAGCGCCTGCAACTGACTTGCCTGCAACGGCGCTTGTCACTAATCTCTGCCGGGGGTAAGCCGATCCTGGCTGCGTTCGACGGCATTTTGTTGCGGTAGTATCAGGCGTAGGTGAGTTGTAGCTCGCTACCTTCCACGTCTTTCACTCGTGAGCGATGCAAAAAAACGCCTCGTGTCGATGCCGGGAATGTTCTCGCAAGCAGTACGCGTTGGAGCGTCTGCGTCTCGTGACCGACCGTCTCAACCTCGCCGAGTCAGAGGTTGAGAAGACTCTCGCTACTCGCTGGGTAACTGCGTGGGCCAGTGCAATTGGCAATCGCCGCTTTCCCGCATTCGCCGATGGACGACGGGCATACAGGCCTAGAAGGTGATCGCTCGGAGCTCGGATTCGCGGGGATGGGTTCGGAGTTTGACTACGCCAGAATCACGCCTGATGAAGCCGCGTGGCTTGTGGATAAAGGGCGGCTGGCATGGGACTGGTCCCCCCGGCAGGAATCGAACCTGCATCTAGCGCTTAGGAGGCACTTGTTCTATCCATTGAACTACGGGGAGATGGATATTTTCAATGGGTAGAATGAAGCCTTATAGATCAAGGCTCTAGCCTTACCCAGCTTGCGTTTCCGGCCGATTCGCTTCTTCCTAAATGAAGCGCCGTGACGCACTGTGAACCCTAGTTTCTCAACCTCTCTGCTACACTTTTGCTACAAAACAGCCTTTTTGGCGACTTAAAGCAATTTGTAGCAGTGCCAGATCGCTCGGCCTTGCTGCACAACGGTTTCAGGGAAAAGACCATGGCTTCAATCTTACCCGTCGGCGAACGCTGGCGAGCACAGATCCGACGCAGCGGGCAGAGTATATCAAAGACGTTTAAAACGAAAGGCGCGGCTCTGGCGTGGGCACGCGAGCAGGAGAGTGCGATCGATAAAGGTCGCAATGCAGTCAGCGCGGAAACGGCTACGATTGGCATGTTGATAGAGAAATATCGCGAGGCCCGCGAAGACTCGGGACGGCCGGTTAAAGCCAAGTCGAATGAGGATTACATTCTGCAGCGACTGCACGACGCTTTCCAAAGTGACTTTGCTGCTCGCCTGACTACACGGCAAATCGTTAGCTTCGCTCAGGATCGCAGAAAAGCCGGGGCCGGTGGTTACACGGTCGATATGGATATCTCGAAACTGGGGACCGTGCTGCGCCATATGGCGTCGTTGCTCGATATCGTCCTGCCTGATGCGATCGCCGCCGCACGGCCGACGCTGCACCACCTGCAGTTAATCGACTCGGGCAACAAACGCACCCGTCGACCGTCGCCGGCGGAAATCGAAAAGATTTTCGAGTGGTTCGGCGAACATCCGGAGCGCGAGCAGGCGATGCCGGACCTTTTGCGTGTAGCGATGCAGTGCGCGTTCAGGCGTGGAGAATTGTTCGAGATGCGGTGGGACGACCTCGATGCGGAAAATCACCTGGTGCTCGTGCGCGATCGCAAGCACCCGCGTCAGAAGGTCGGCAACAATGAATGGATACCGCTGATCGGCGACTCGTTCGAGGTGATCATGCGTCAGCCGCGCTATCCGGTGCCGGAAGCGTATGCGGCCACGCGAGCAGCCGACCCGGCTGTGCCGCCTCACAAAAACGAATACATTTTTCGGTTCGATAAGGGCACGGCCAGCAAATACTTTTTAGAAGCGTGCCGGGCCAAGGGTATCGAGGATCTCCATTTGCACGATCTAAGGCACGAGGCGACCAGTGCGCTGTTTGAGGCGGGGTGGGAGATCCCGGAAGTGGCCGCCGTGACGGGGCACAAAGACTGGCGAAATCTGAAGCGGTACACTAATCTGGATCCAGCTCAGGTGGCGAAGAAAGGAAGACTGAAGCTGGTCAAGGTTGCATAAAAAAGCAATTCAAACCGGGGATAAAAAAATGAACGTGAATCTGCGCGAGATCGAGGGCAATTGGGAGAAGGGCTACGCGCTCGACAAGCACATGCTGTCGAGCGTCTTTATTGAGAATGATGCGTACGGGCACCCGCGCTTCGACAATACGAGGACAGAGGCGGGCGAGGCTCTGTACCAGTTGAAGTATCAAGCAGGATGGGACTATGCTGAGTCACTTGCGCAGGCTGTGGCCGACAACATTTGTCCGCACTTCCCGTTCATCAACCTGATTGTGCCGATGCCGGCAACGAGCGTGCGGCAACGTCAGCCGGTCACGGAAGTTGCTGATGCGCTAGGGCGCATCACGGGAAAACCGGTTTTCCACGAGTTGCTCTTCAAGGCGGCAGGCGGCCCGAAGATGAAGGATCTACCGACTCGCGACGCCAAAATTGAAGCAGTGAAGAATGCATTCTCGTACAAGGATCAAATCGACGGAGACCGCACGTACAACGTGCTGCTTGTCGATGACCTGTACGACAGCGGTGCGACGGCCGAGGCGGCGGTCGCAGTACTTCGGACATACCCGAAAGTGCGTGGCGTCTATGTCGCCGCGCTAACCAGCAAGAGGTAGACATGCCAACAGTTTTCATTGCAGGCTCGATCAACATCAAGCACCTTGATGCGAAGGTGAAGGAGTGCATCGATAAGATCGTCGAGTCGAACTACGATGTTCTCGTCGGTGATGCGGACGGTGCCGATACTTCGATCCAAGAGTATCTGCGTGATCGGTCGGCTGAGCGGGCAGTGGTGTATTGCAGCGGGTCGATTCCGCGCAATAACGTCGGCGGATGGATGGTGCATACGGTCGATACTTCGTATGAACGCGGCTCGCGCGCGTTCTTCACCGCGAAGGATCTCGCAATGGCGAAAGCGGCCGACTATGGCTTGATGATATGGGATGCGAAAAGCACGGGGACTCTGAGCAATGTGATCGAATTGCTGCGACAGAGAAAGAAATCACGGGTGTTCGTGAACAAGGATAAGGTGTTCAAGGACGTTGGAGATGTGGCACAACTCGAACAGCTCGTTTCGCGCATGTCCGAAGTGGCATTGAAGAAGGCGGACGCGAAGATCCGCCTACTAGAAAAGATCAACTCACTGAAGCACGACCAGTCCGACATGTTTGCCGCCTAATGGCGACTGGCAATCAGGCCGCTCACGCGGCTTGAGTCCGTGCTTTCTCCGACATTGCGTCAAGGTAGTCTGCGACGGCCTCATAGGGCGCGAACCGTGCAGCGCCTTCCTTGTACGTCGCGATCGGGAACGCCTCGGCGCTGACCTGGTTGCGGATCGTGCCCTCGGACAATGACAGCAGAGATGCGAGCTGCGCCATCGTGAGGCGCGGGCCGAACTTCTCCAGAATGAAGGCTTGGGTCAACAGTTTCATTTTGCATCGCCTCCTACGGCGAGATATTCCAGGTTTACTGGGGGTCGGTCCGATGCTTCGAGCAATGCGCTCACGCCGAGTCTCCCGATCGCATCCAATCGTCGTGCATGTCGGCGGGCCGGTTATTTCGGATGAAACGTCCGAGTAGCAGGGCGACTGGGACCGCGACTATGGAAAAGCCGACAAATATGCTTAGTGCAAGCGTCATTCGTCGCTTCCCTCGGCGGGACGCCTAGCTAGATCAATCGTTTCGCGAAGGCCATTCGGGCTCTCAGAGCCTTCTGTAGATGTGAAGGTCAGCGTTACCTGATCGAAGTAGGATGAAGTCACTGCGTTGCGCTCAAGCCAGTCGAGTCGCGCGGTGTCTTCGCCGTCAGAGACGGTCGACGCGGCATGGGGATGCGAAGTGGCCAGCACTGCGCCGAGGTATATAGGCCAGAACGCGTCGACGTCGGTCGTCAGCGTTTTGTCCGCTTTAACGACTGCGATGCACGCTTGCGCGTGAATGATCCGCAAGTCTAGATCGGTGTATGGCATGGAAGTTCTCCGTGCGAAGCTGACCGCAACGCGCGGTCGAGCATCATCAGTCCAGTTTCGAGTTGGATGCCGGCTGTGCCAGCCCACGTGCGCGCTTCTTGAGCGGCTTTGTGCCGGCTATAGCTGCCTAGTTCATCGCGCATGAGGTCGAGCAGCTCGATGTCGGCCGCGAGGGCGACGTCCTCCGCCAGCTTGCGGATCTCGATGCGAAGGGCGTCGATGCGCGCGAACATGGCGAGTCGGGTTTTGGACTCGCCTTCGTTCGTCTGGATGGTTGTTCGCCGCGCTAGCGGAGCATCGTCTTTCTGGATGGCCTTGGCGGGCGTCAGCCCGTTGCTGTTTGGGTTTGCGCTCTGCGCCGGAACGGCGCGCAGCTTTCCGAGCGTCCCGCGTTTTTCTGCGTATTCCCGCTCTTGCGGCAGCGGGCGTGGGGTAGAAATGGCCGGGCGAATCATGAAACCCCCTTCGCGGCGTCGGCCATCTCTTCAGTCCAGTCCGGATCGGGCATGGCGTACAGCTTGTCCAGCCACTCATGCACTCCCTTGGCCTCCTTCGCTGCCCGTGTCTTCGGGTTATCCATCAGACGAGTGATTTCGGAGACCGCAGCCCGGAGCGCTTGCCCTCGCGTCGGGAAGGTGGCCGTGAATTCGTGCAATGACGGAAGGGATCCTGTGTAGACGCTGCCAATGCTCAGCGACGTGGAGAAGATCCATGTGCCTTCCTCCGGCTGTGCAAGGCAGATTTCAGCGGGAGATGAGCCCGAGCGATTGCGCGGTGCTTGCGCGCGGATGACCTCGCAGTCGGTGAAAACACCATGCTTATTCGCCGTGTGAATCGGGTGCTTACGCTTCTTCGGGGCGGCATCGAGCAGATCTGCGAGCGGAGTGAGGGCGGTATGGACGCCCTCGATCGTTCCCGGCGAGAGCTTGCCGAACAAGGGGTCATGTAGGACGCTCTGTAGCGCCTGCAAAAGTTCCTTTGCCTGCGCGGCGCTGATCTTGTCGCTCGTGAATTTCGCAAGCGCCTTCTTGGTGACCTTTGGCTTGCCGCTTGCCTTGGCTTCCGTCGCAGCGGACGTGAGCCGCTCCAGAGCTTTCTCGCCACCGTGTCGACGGATTTCCTGAATCGCTAGCGTCCCGGCGATAACCTTCGTGCGTACGAGCTCGTGAATGCCCGCTGGAGCTGACTCCAGCAGCGCGCAGTCACGAACGGTTTGATCGGTGATGCTGAGCTGCTCGCAGATCGTTGCTTGATCAAGTCCCTCTCGGCGGAGATCGGCGATTGCGCCGGCGAGTTCGAGCGGCGAAAGGTTCTCGCCGTCATTACTAAGAACGCCAGCGATGATCAGATTGGTCCTGCTTACCGACTTTGCTTCATCAATGATGATCGGTACGCGGGGAATGTCGGCGCCCTCGCTCACGGCGAGCATGACAGCGTGATACCGGTGTTGGCCGATATACACGTAGATCCGATCTTCGCTGTCGATCTTTCTAACGATCCCACCGAGCGGCTCCTTGCGGTCGTATCCCCGGATCTTCATGTTTTCAGCGATGCGACGTACGCGGTCCCAGTCAACAGGTCGTACGTTGTCGGTTGGATTGCAATGAAGTGCTGACGGTGGCACGGTCCAGAGGTCGGAAGATCCACCGCCTGCTGCTTTTATTGCCGCCTTGGTGTTTCCGGTGACGATGGGCTCGTCGAGCTGCAGATCACTTGTCTTGATCATGGCGCACCTCCGGCATGTTGGGTCGTGCTTCGCTCGGGAAGTCCGACGCTTTCACGATGCCCGGTCCTACCACACCAGGTGGACGGGGTTTGGATTCGAGCCAATAGGCAATTTCAAGCGGTTCAGAGTGGCGAACGAAGCCGCGTGTGACGATGCCGGCACGAATGAGCTTGCATATCTCGATGGCGACCGCGTGGTCGTCGGCATCTGCCAGGGCGTGCACGATACGGGTCGTGGTCAGGTAGATGGACTGGTCGAGCATTGCGAGCAAATGCTTGGCGATTGGCGAAAGGTCAAGACACATGTGACCTCCCAACGGTGGCGCCGACGACAGCCAGGAGAAAACAAGCGAACTGCAAAGCGCACAATGCTGCTACGACTGTGACGCCATGAGCTCCTACAGGCGCACTCGCTACGATCCAGAGGAGCGCATTGAGCAGACCGAGCGCCGCACCGCATGTGCGACGACGGCCGTTTTGTAATAACAGCCAGATGGCGACACAGAGGGTCGTCGCGATGACGTAGGAGAGCATTACGCAGCCTCCTTCACGCTCATCGGTTTGGCTTTCCAGCCTTTCTTTGCACGCTTCGCCTTGCCAATCGCTGCGCTTGCAATGCGGCGCGCGTTCTTAATGGCGCTCAAGGCACTCGCGCAGTCGCCTTCGCTCGGATATGAAATTTGAGTCCGAGCGACATCGGTGCCATCCATGATCATGTAGAGGGTGTGCACGCTGCCCAAGAGCGGCCTACGGTGCACAACATATTGGCCGACCATAACGGGGGTAGTGGCACGTGGTGCCATCGGGTCGTATTTCACAAACGTGTACAGGCCGAGCGTATCGGTGCGCTGCACGTCGCGGTGCGGTAGCTCGCTTATTCGTGGCATGGTCTCTTCAGTCGGTGTCGCCGGCCGCAAGGCGCTTCAGGTCCGGCTCGGGTTGCTGCGATTCGCACCGGCTTTTGCGGAGCTCGGCGCAGGTGGTTAAGCAAATGCGAAGGGCGGGATTGGTGACGGCGTCGATTGCGGATCCGCGAATGTGCCGTAGGCGAAATTCGTTCGCGATATCGGCTTCGGAAACGGGTATGCGGTCCGTCATCGCATCACCTAAACGGTTGCGCGAAGTGGCGGAGAAACGGGTTGCTCTGCGGCCGGGCGTGGCCACGCTGTCGTGAGCGCCGGGTCAGGCTCGAATAACGTCGCAATGATGACGACGAAACTCAAGATCACGACGTATCGAAAGAGCTTCGAGGTTTCAAAGTCACTTTGGCGATAGACGGTATGGCCGAGCGGAATGCGGAACGGCAGACCTTGCATCGCACGCAGGGCGGCAATGCGGTGGGCTGTATGGTGGTCGGGGAGGCTTTTCATGAAATTCTCCGGTGTTGGCGGCACGAACGACGTGTCGGTGCACCGGAGAATATCCGTATAAGGAATTACATGTCAATCCGTATGCGGAATTTTATGCGTTTGGTATTTGTACTTTTTGTGAATGTATTCCTGCTGCGGAAAACTAGCTTCGCCTCCGCCAAGTCTTTGCGGCCACGAGTTGGGCTGCGACGGAAAGCGTTGCATCCAGCCATGCCGCCTGGTTGATGTAGGTCGCGGCAACGAATGAAAGGCTGACGAGGAGGGCCGTCACGGCGATCCCGCCGTCTGGGGCGCGGGGATCTGCATGTCGAGACTTTCCTCGGAGCGTCGCGGAAAGGTGGTCGAGTCCCCGTGTGATGAACCCTATGTACTCGGGCTCGATTCCAATGGCCGATGTGTCGACGGTTCCATCCGTGCGTAAAAGGACGACTGCCGCAGCTACTGTTGGCTTGTCGAGCGCTTCGCTCCGCTCGATCAAGTGTGTGTGGACGAGCGAATGCCGAGCGGTGACGTTGGCGTCACGGCCCGGTGCGTTGGGTGTGTCTGGAATCGGCGTTCGATTGCGGTACGACGAAAGGCTAACTACCGGTGCTTTTTTTCCCTCGTCGGATCGGTTTTTGCTTTTTGTGTTGGTTGGTCTCATGCGTGCTCAACGTATCCGTGGTTAGATTGCGCTGAGCTACGCGGAGGGCGAGGGCCTTCTCGTCCGGCGTCGCGTTAATGGTTGCAGATATCGTCTTTGGCGATTTATTGCTGACTTCGTGTGTCGCAATCACGAACTCCGCAAACGCTTTTATTTTTTCCTTTTCGGCGTCGGGTAGTCGTTGATAGCGAGCGACGTCAAAGGGTAGCTTTGATCCAGCCAATGCATCGTCTTCCGCGAGCAGTTCTGACACGGTAATCCCGAACGCGGACGCGAGCTTAAACGCCGTGTCTAGTTCCGGCTCGGTGTCTTGAAACAGGACGCGGTGGATCGAGCTCTGGGACATTCCGGCCCGTGCGGACAGCTTCGCTTGCGTTTCCGCCTCTGGAACGCGAGCCATCCACACACGGGTTCTTTCCGCGAGCAACGCCCTCATGGATTTCGCTTTGGTCATGCGAGAAATCATTCCACATAAGGAATTCCCCATGCGGAATTCTATGCCATGTGTTAAATTCCGCATACGGAAGTTTTCATGCTCATTTTCTCCTTGGGGCAAGCGAATGACAAACAAACAAGAGCCGATGCTGGACACCGTGTTGCGGCGGCTCGATGAAGCAAAGGGCGACTGGCCGCGTATCGCGGATGAAAGCGCGGTCCCGTATCAGACCATCGCCAAGATCGGTGGCCGCTTCGTTGTCGATCCGCGTGTCTCCACTGTGCAAACGCTGTTCGACTACTTCGCGGGTCAGCCTCAGCAATCTGCGACGGCCGACTGCGCTCCCCTGGCGTACTGATCGTTTCTTAAACATGGCGTGGGCACCCGTCGCTGGAGCGACGCACCGCGACGCTCGACCCGCCTGTCAGGCGCGTCCCCCCAGCATCGCAGCGCATGCTCTCTTCTTGTTGTGATGGGTTTACTGGTCGTCTGTCCATGTCCGCATAGTACGGACGGGGCGTACCGGCAAAAAGTATGAAAAGAGCACTTTCCAAAGAACCGGGGCCGTATGACTTGCAGATATAGCGGAACAGAGTGGCTTGATGTCCTTTACACGTCTGTCCGTAACTCACCGGGTGGTGTGGCCGATGCCGCCAACTTCTTGGCTCTCCGGCGTGGCAAAAGCATCACATCGGAAACCTTGCGTCTGCGTCTGCGCGGCGAAGGCGAGAACCGGCTCTCGATGGAGATGTTCGAGCTCTTGCTCGAATGGATGCAGGAGAAGCGCGAGAGCGAACCTTTCGCGCTCGATGCACTGCATGCGCTGAACGAACGCTTCGGGCTGATTGCTGCACCCATTCCTTGCTCCGACTATGCGGCCGAGGACGATCAGCCGCATGACATCCAGTCGCTCACCACCGCGACGCTCGACCTGCAGGCGCACGTGGGCGAAGTCGCCACGGAAGTCATTCGCGCCGTGCAGGACAGGCGCATCGACCTGCAGGAAGCGGAGACGCTGACCGTGGTCAGTCGCAAGGGCCAGCGCTTATTCGAGCGGCTGATTCGCACGACGCTGCGACTCTCGAAGCTCCGCCGCAAGTAAGTCATTGGATACCCGCATGCATGCGTTTCCGATCGACCGAATCTGTTGTAACCCGAACCGCGTGCGCATTGGCCTTGCGTGTGACGCCGATGCCCGGTTTGCGTGCGCGATGCGCAAGCTGCTGATCGTCAAAACCGAAGCGCCACAGGAGGTGGAGCGATACCTCGTGCCGCTCTTCGGTCCCTTCCCCGCGGACGTGCTCCTGGTCGCCTGTCGCTCGCTTGACGTCGTGAGTGAGTGGACTGTTGGAGCCGCCCGATTCTGCGCCGCTCGTCCGACGAAAGACGAGCGGCGTACTTTTTTCGAATACATCAGTTGGTATCTCAGCGTCGAGGAATACGACGCTCTTTTCGCACGCCATGACGCTGAGTGGCACCTAATGCGCGGTCGTTGCGCTCCGGGACCAAAGTGACTTTGAAAGCATCCAGCACGGCGCTGCGCCGCCGCCATTCGCAGCCCGACCGGCTCTCGGTCGGCACACAAACCTTCGTTGCTGGTCGCGCTGCTTGGCGTGGCCGCCTTATCAAAGTTCAAATCAAAAGGAGAATCGCCGCATGTCTTCGTTAGACCAGGTCATCAATCAATTGAAAGCGGCGGGACACCCCGAGTTGCCACCGGGCCATCCGGTCGCTGATGGCAAGCACCATCGGTACGGTCGCCAGAAGAAATGGTGGTACCAACTGCGCGAGGTGTTCAAGGCTGGAAAGCTGATCGGGTATACCGGCACCTTCGGGCATTTCTCAGGCGACGACGCCGGCACGGAGCGGTTCCAATGGGACGGTGCGACGCTCACGGCCGAGGACCTCGCGGAGACCCGCAAGCGGCAGGAGGCGATGGAGCGCGAGGAGGCAGAGAGGTCAGCGCGTGCCGCCAAGATGGCAGCGAACCGTGCAGCAGATCAATGGCAGAAGGCACGGGATCAGGGCACTTCGGATTACCTCGACCGCAAGCAGATCACGCCGGAAGCTGTGCGCTTTGATGACACGGGCGACCTGCTCGTGCCCATGTTCGTGTATGACGGCGGCATTCGTCTTGCTGGCCTGCAGAAGATCACCCCTGCAGGCGCGAAGCGTTTCAATAAGAGCATGGAAAAGAAGGGCACGTCGCTCCTGCTGGGCGATATCGGTGAGCAGGACAAGGTAGCCTTGCTCGCGGAGGGCTATGCGACCGGGCGCTCGATTCGCATGGCGACGGGCGATAGCATTCCGCTGGCAGTGTGCTTCGATGCGGGTGGAATCATGCCGATAGCGCGTTGCCTGCGCGCGGCGAATCCGGATCTCCATCTGCTGATCTGCGCCGACGACGACTGGAAGATCGAGCAGCGCCTTCGGGAGTATCTATCCGAGAACTACGGGTTTGAAGGCGAGTTGGTGATCGACGGTGACGCTGTACGAATTGACGCAAAAAACACCTGGTACAGGGTGCGCGTGGCCGCCAAACGTGACCAGCATGGCATCGCGTACCTGGAGCTGTCGATTGGCAATGACGTGATGCCCGAGCGCAAGCGTCGTTTCGAAAACGCTGGCCTAAAGCGGGCCTACGAGGCGGCAGCGGAGGTCGGGAACGCGAGCGTCGTGTACCCGGTGTTTGCAAATCGCGAAGACCGCAAGCTCACGGACTTCAACGATCTGCACTGCGCGGAAGGGTTGGCGACGGTCAAGGCTCAAATCGAAGCTGGTCTCTTGGCGGCTCTTGCTCCAGCCGCCGGTGATGTTCCGCCGTTTCCGCATCTGAATGCCGTCGACCTGGGCGACGATCCTCTTTATCACCGTGCTGTCGAGCTGGTGCGCAAAGATCGCCGCGTGTCGGTTTCCGCCGTCCAGCGCGGGCTTCGGATCGGGGTCAATCGCGCTGCCCGTCTTGTCGACGCGATGGAAGCGGCCGGCGTCGTCTCTCCCGAGGCGGCGAATGGCGTGCGCACACTGATCGACAGCGAGACCCCTGCCGCCGCGACGTCCGCTGCCGCTGCGGAAGAGAACCGGGATGCGGATGAGCCGAACGAACCGCAAAGTTGGTTTGATGAGATGGCTCGGTCCGATAAGGGAAAGCTGCTCCCGACGCTCGGGAATGTCTTCCTGATCCTGTCGAACCACCATGAATGGAAAGGCGTGATCGCGCAGGACGACTTCGCCGGTCGCGTGATGAAACGTCGGGCACCGCCGTTTCCGGATGGTGAGGTCGGCGAATGGACGGACATGGATGACCTTCGGTGCGAGCTCTGGATGTCGCAACGATTCGGCTTAGCCGTACGTCCAGACATCGTCATGCGTGCTGTCTTGCTTGAGGCTGACAAGCACCACTATCACGATGTGCGGGAGTACCTCGAAGGGCTGGTGCACGATGGTGTTCCGCGCGTCCAGTTGTGGCCTGTGACGTATCTCCATGCGACCGATAGCGAGTACGTGCGCCTCGCCGGCATGAAGTGGATGGTGGCGGCCGTTGCGCGTGTCATGAAGCCCGGTTGCAAGGTCGACAACGTGCTGATCCTCGAAGGCGGGCAGGGTTGGGGCAAGTCCACGGCGCTACAGATCCTCGCCGGCAAACCTTGGTTCACCGACGCGCAGATCCGGCTTGGTGAGAAAGACACCTACGCCATCATGTCCGGCAAATGGATCATTGAGCTGAGCGAGCTGGACTCGTTCAACAAGGCGGACTCGTCGACGGCCAAGGGCTTCTTCGCCACCGAGACGGACCGCTTCCGTAACTTCTACGGCAAGCGTGCGACGGACGTGCACAGGCAGTGCGTCTTCGCCGGCTCGGTCAACTTCGACACATACCTCAAGGATGAATCAGGCAACCGCCGTTACTGGCCGATCCGCGTACAGGGACCGGTCGATCAGGCGGCCCTTGCGCGCGATCGTGACCAGTTGTGGGCGGAGGCCGTGCGCCTGTACAAGCAGGGCACCCGGTGGCATGTGAGCGACGCAGAGAAGCACCTGTTCGAGATTGAGCAGGCGGAGCGTTACGAGGGTGACGTGTACGAGAGCAAGATCGCGCGTCACCTGGACCTCGTCAGCACCGTCACGATGGAAGAGATCCTCGCGGACGTCTTGACGCTGGATACGTCGAAGTGGACGTTGCCCGAGCAGCGTCGCATCGGCAAGGCCATGAAGTCGCTTGGTTGGGTCCGCAAACGCCACACCACGGGCACACGCGACTGGTACTACACCAAGGCCCCCGAGCCTGTCATGAGCGCTGTCGAAGCGCCAGCGTTGGCAGAGGGTGGCGACGATGACAGCCCGCTTTGACCTGCCCATGAGCGCTAATGCTCGCCTCGATACCCCGTCACAGCGCGCCAGCGTTGTTGGTTCGGCGCGCTCTGGCGCCAGCGTCGGCGCGCTGCGCACGGTCCCGTGTCCCGACGTCCCAAGCGTTGCCTCGCGTGATGCGCGAGTACGTGCGACGTGCGCGACGTGCACGGATGGCGCATGTCGCGCATGCGTGCGCACACCTACGACCCTTATCCCTTGGGACATTAAGACATTGGGACATAAAGGAGTAAGCCGATGAGCGTCCTCAAAGAAAGAGCCGGGATTGCGATGAACGTGCGGGTCCAGCTCGCGGATGTTGCACCGGACCGCCAAGTAACTTTGGGTGCACTGGCACTGGTCGATGAACTGGGCAACATGTTGTGGCACATGAAGTACGGGCAGGATCTGAGGCAGCGGGCATTGCATCGCGCATCGCTGTTGCTCGCGTCTCGCATCACGCTCGGTGGTCGCTATCGACGCGGCAAGTCGGTCGTTGCAAAAGCGGCCGATGAAAAGAAGCAGGGCGACTCGGGTGGGGAGCGTGCATCGCTACTTGTACGTTTTGCGGAACGGGCGATCGTCGAGTGGATCGCCGACCAATGTTCGGTGTGTGGCGGGCGTGGAATGGTCGGCGGTGGTGGCCGGATCACGAAGCGCGTTGACTGCAAGACGTGTCTGCCCGTTCGCGTCGCGATTGATGAGCGCCTGCGTTTCAGTCGCTGGCCGAACGCGGACCGAGCCCCTTGTCCGACCTGCTACGGAAAGGGGTTCTATGAAGAGCATCCATTCCCGGAAGTGCCGCACTTGTGCACGCATTGCAATGGTTCGGGCAAGGAGCCAATCAATGCGGCTAAGCGTGCGTTGGCCTTGGGTGTTCCGCTCGATCAATACCATCGCCGATGGGTTGACCGTTTCGATTGGCTGCGCTCAGTTCTGCTTCAGATCGATGCGGCCACTGAACAGGAATTCGAGAGGAGGCTGCGTGCACGTTGATCTATCGACCGAGGCTTGCATTTCGGTGAACGCACGAATAGACTCGGCATCGTTTGGTGAACAAACACTTCGCTGGCACCGCGCGTTAGTCGTGCAACCTCAACGGGACAGAAGAAAGATAAATGGAGCCTGTTGAGCACGTTGGAGTCGTGCGTCCTGAATTTCCTGAAAGCCCCAAGTGCGTGAGCCTTGGGGCTTTCTGCTTTGCGCGCCCCCATCACGTATCGAGTTACGTGTCGATGTGCGAGGCCCGTTGTAAAAGGTGCTCGTTTGATGCGGAAATCGATTGATTTTGAAAGAAATGCCCGGTCAAAAAAGGCCGGGGGCCCCTGCCTATCTCTTAAGCAAGCGGGGCTGGGGACCCGCGCATTTGCGCTAGCCAATGACCTTGGAAGTTAGTGAACAGGTGAACGAAGTTTGTTCACCTGTTTGCGTTTACCGCTGTTTACCCCGTTTACCGGGTTGCCCCATATGGAACCACTCACCGATCAATTCGTGCGCAAGGCCGAGTACGCCCGCATGCGGGGATGGAACCGCTCGTATGTAGCGAAGCTGCTGAAGGAATCGCGCCTCGTGCTCTCGCCCGACTCGACGCTCGTCGATTGGGCCGCGACCGACGCGCTGCTTGGCGTGACCTCCGACCCTAGCAAGAAGGGCGTGCAGGAACGGTGGGAGGGACATCGCCGCGAGCGCGACGTGGGTGTCGAGTTGAACCCGGCCACCGCGAGAACGAATGAAATACCGGAAGCGCTTGACGAGCCTCCTGCCGCTTTGCCCGGCAAATCGGCACGCGGCTTTCACTACTGGCGTGAAAAACGCGAAATGGAGCTGGCGCTGGTCGCCGAGCGCGAGCGCAAAAAGCTCGATTGCGAGCTGATCGATGCTGGCGCGGTCAAGCGGGCCGCCGAGCAGGTCGCGCGGGACGTGCGCGACCGACTGCTGGCGCTGCCCGAGCGGGTGCACATGCAGGTCGCATTCGAATCGGATCCCTTGAAGGTGATGCATATGCTCGACGCTGAAATTCGCGATTGCCTGAAACTCATTGCCACCACCGTCCTGGTCCCGCAAGGGCCGTCGCAGTAAATGGGCGCGATCGATGCATGGACGCTCGTCGCCGATGCGTGGCGAGCGGGTATCCAGTCCGACGCGGTGGTGCAGGTGTCCGAGTGGGCCGATGACAACCGTGTGCTCTCGCGCAAGGTGGCCGCCGAGCCCGGTGAATGGCGCACCGCTCGCGTGCCGTACATCCGTGAGGTAATGGATTGCCTGTCGGTGACAAGCCCAGTGCAGGACGTGGTATTCGTCGCGGGTACGCAGGTCGCAAAAAGCGAGACCGGTATGAACTGGCTCGGTTATGCGATCGACCGCGTGCCGAGCCCGTTCCTGATCGTGCTGCCGACGCTGACGCTTGCCAAGCGCTGGAGCCGCCAGCGGCTCGCCGAGATGGTGGAAAGCACGCCCGCGATTCGAGCGAAGGCAGCGGAGAAACGCTCGCGCGACAGCGCCAACACCATTCTCGAAAAGGAGTTCGAGGGCGGCTCGATGGTGGTGGTGACAGGGGCGAACAGCGCAGTGGGCCTGCGCTCGATGCCGGCACGCTACATCCACTTCGACGAAGTGGACGCGTACCCGAATGATGTGGACGGCGAAGGCGATCCGATTGGCCTTGCCTCCAACCGTCAGGACACATTCGGTGCGCGCGCAAAGCGACTTTATACGTCCACGCCCACCGAGAAAGACGCCTCCGAGATCGAGTTTCGGTATCTCAACAGCGATCGTCGCCGCTATCACGTGAAGTGTCCGCACTGCGGCACGGAGCAACCGCTTGTGTGGGCGGATCCCGATGGTCGCCGGAGACTTGTCTGGACCGACGATGACCCGGATACGGTCATGTACCTTTGCGTTGACCCGGAGTGCACGGGGCTGATCGAGGAGCGCCACAAGCCGGACCTGCTGGCGGGTGGTCGCTGGATCGCGGAGGCACCAGGTCCGAACAAGGCGGCCGGCTTCTGGATCAATTCGCTGTATTCACCGTGGGTGAGGTGGCCGGCGCTGGTGCGTGAGTTTATTGAGGCGCAGAAGGCAGCGGATGCGGGCGATCTCGCGAAGCTCAAGAAGTTCTGGAACACGCGGCTCGCGTTGACTTGGGAGCAGCCGGGGGACCGCGTGAAGTCGCACGCGTTGCTGGAGCGTGCGAAGGCCGAGACGTATCGGCTGGGCACGGTGCCCCCAGGTGGCCTTGTGCTCACCGGCGCCATCGACGTGCAGCCCGACCGGCTCGAAGGGCTCATTGTGGCTTGGGGTGCCGGCGAGGAGGCGTGGATCGTCGACTACCGGGTCGTGTACGGCGACACCAACGAGGAAGAGCCGTGGACCGAGATGCGCGAGATCATGCGCACGCCACTGCGCAACGCGTGGGGCCGTGATTTGTATGTGCGCGCGTGTGCGGTCGACACGGGATACAACGCGCAGCGTTGCTATGCGTGGCTGCGCAACCACGCGCACGAAGGGTTCTTTGGGGTGAAGGGATTCGGCGAAGAGAAGCGCCCTGTGCTCGGTAAGCGCAGCGCGCAGGACTTCAACTGGATGGGTGTGAAGGTGGAGAACGGTGCGCACATCTATCCGATCGGCACGTTCGCTGCGAAAGAGCAGCTCACCGGGTGGCTGAAGCTGGAGGGGCGTGGCTCACACCGGCTGCACTTCTCGCCGGACCTGGACGCCGACTTCTTCGCGCAGCTCACCGCCGAGCGGCTCGTCACGAAGTGGATCGGTGGCAAGGCCAAGCGGGAATGGTGGAAGCCCAAGGCTGCACGCAATGAAGTGCTCGACATCATGGTCTACAACATGGCGGCGGCATGGTTCATTGGCATCCCGCGATACCGGCCGATCCAGTGGGAGACGCTGCAACGCAACCTGGAACGCGACGATCTGTTCGGTCAGGCCGCCATCGTTGAAGAGGCAGTTGCCGTCGCTCCTCATGCCCCCGAGGTGCCTCCGATCGAAGTGCATGCAACACCGGCGGTCGCGGAGCCACCGCCAGCAGCACCGGTGCCACCGGCCCCGCAGGTGCCACCAGCGCAGTCCGTACAGCAACACACCACACCGACGCAGCCCCCAGCCGTTCGCCCGCAAGCGCGGCGCATGGGGAGCTCGTCCTATCTGAAACGCCGGCGGTAGGAGTGACCTGATGGCCTATACAAAAGCGGACCTCGAACGCATTCAGAAAGCGATCGCGAAGGGCGAGCTCGAAGTTCAGTACCACGACCGCAAGGTCAGGTATCGGTCGATCGCCGAATTGCGCGAGGCGCAAACGGAAGTCGTTCGGGCCTTGGATAGCCAGACGCCGCGCTCGCGCATCATGCGGCTGCGGCATGCGGGCAAGGGGGTGCGATGAAGCAAGCGACGACCGGCCGCGCTTTCCCGGCACTCGCGCAGCGCGGCTTTGTCGTGCCGGGCCGGGTAAAGGCGGCGGCCTACGAGTCGGCGAGCTCCGCTGGCGCACGGGGGCGTACCTGGAGGACGTCAGGTGCGGGACCCAGCGCTGCGGCGGTGGAGAACCTGCCGCTTATGCGCAGCCGTTCGCGCGATGCCATTCGCAACGATCCGTGGGCGAAGACCGCGATTGCGCGTCTGGTGTCGAACACGATCGGCACGGGCATTCAGCCGCATCCCCAGCACCCCGACAAGGCGACGCAGCAGCGCTTAAAGCAACTTTGGGATGACTGGGTCAAGGAGGCGGATCACGACGGCTTGCTCGATGCCTATGGGCAGCAGACCCTAGCCGCCCGTGCGTTCTTTAGTGACGGCGAGGTGCTCTTGCGTCGTCGCTATGCCAGCCCGTCTGACGGGCTGTCGGTGCCGATCCAGTTGCAACTGCTCGAAGGGGACTTGCTGCCTGTTGAAAAGAACGAGGTACGGGCGAGCGGCGGTGAAATCCTGCACGGCATCGAGTTCGATGCGAACGACAAGCGCGTTGCTTATCACCTGTACCGGCGTCATCCCGGTGAATACAACCGGCTGAACGTGGGTGGCATGGCGACCGTGCCGGTGCCGGCGCACGACATCGCTCACGTGTTCCAGCCACTGCGACCAGGTCAGATTCGCGGTGTGCCGGAACTGGCGACCGTACTGCTGCGGCTTCACTCGCTCGATAACTTCGATGACGCCGTGCTCTTTCGTCAGGAGGTGAGCAACCTGTTCGCCGGCTTCGTCACGAAACCTGCGAGCGTGCCGATGGGACCGGGCGCAGATATCGATCCGATGACGGGACAGCAGATCGTCTATGACTCGGACGGCTTTTCGCCGGTTGTGTCGCTGGAGCCGGGTTCCATGCAGGAACTGGCTCCCGGTGAGGAGGTGGCCTTTGTGACACCGCCGGGCGCGGGTAACGACTATGCCCCCTTCATGCGCCAGCAACTGATGGCGGCAGCTGCCTCGGTCGGCATGCCCTATGAGGTACTCACCGGAGATCTGCGCGAGGTGAGTGACCGCGTGCTGCGTGTGCTGCTCAACGAATTCCGGCGGGCGATCGAGCAGCTCCAGTGGAACATTTTTATTCACCAGTATTGCAACCGCGTGTGGGCGTGGTGGATCGATGCGTGTGCGTTAGCCGGTGCGATCCCGATGCCGGATTTCCATCGTACGCGTCGCGAGTATCTGCGCGTGCGATGGGTGCCGCAGGGCTGGCCGTACATCAACCCGGTGCAGGACGTGAACGCGCAGAAGCTTGCGATTCGCGCGGGTCTGACGAGCCGCTCCGCTTCCGTGTTGAAGCAAGGCGAGGACCCGGAGCAGGTCGACCAGGAGAACGCGGCTGACAACACGCGAGCCGATGGGCTCGGGCTGCAATACGACTCGGATCCGCGTGCGCGGGATGTCGCGGGCGATACACCAACATAAGGGAACGAAGGAGCGTCGATGAAAAATCGCAAGTGGTGGGATATCAAGGCATTGACCAACGCGCAGGGCGCGGCGGTGGCCGAGATCCGGATTTACGACGAGATCGGCTTCTGGGGAACGGACGCGAAGACCTTTATCGCGCAGCTCGACACGGCGGCGGCCAATGCGGCGGAAGTGATCGTCGCGGTGAATTCGCCGGGCGGTGATGTGTTCGATGCATTCGCCATTTATAACGCGTTGCGCCGTTACGCCGGCCGCGTGACCGCACGCGTGGACGGTGTAGCAGCATCGGCCGCGAGTCTCGTTGCGATGGCAGGTGACCGGATCGTGATGCCGGAAAACGCCATGCTCATGATCCACAACCCGTGGACGGTGGCAGCGGGGTCGGCCGCAGACCTGCGCGCGACGGCTGACATGATGGACAAAGCCCGCGACGGGATCCTGGCCGCCTATCGCAGCAAGAGCGGACAGAGCGATGAGGAGATCGTCGCGATGATGGATGCCGAGACGTGGCTCACGGCGCTGGAGGCGCAGGCGCTCGGGTTTTGCGACGTGATCGAGGAGCCGGTGCGCTTGGCTGCCTCGACCAAGGCGGTGGAAATTCTCGCGCGGTTCAAGAACCCTCCGGAGCCGGTCAAGGCGCTGGTCGATGCGGCAGGGGACCCGCCGGTCTCGAATGACCCGCCACCCAGCGATCCACCAGCAAATGACCCACCACCCGCAGATCCACCCTCCAATGATCCGCCTCCAACGGATCCACCCATGCCGCAGGATTCGGCGGGCGTGCTCGCCGCGCACGTGTTCAACACGTGCCGCGAATCGAACCTCTCGGCTCTCGCGGAAAGCATCGTTACCGCATCCGGTCTGCGGGACCGGTCAACAGTCGACGCTGCGATTCAGAACGCGCGGGAGATTGCGGGGGTCTGTCTTGCCGCGCGACTGCCCGAGCGCGCGGAAGGGTTTGTGCGCGATGGCCTCACGCTCGACCAGGTGCGTGCACGACTGTTTGAGACGGTCACGGCCCCGCAGCAGGGTGTGAACAACCGCAAGCGCCCGACCCCGAACGCAGCCCAGGTATCCACCGAGGGTCCGAAGGCCGCGTCAATCTATGCCGCTCGAAAGGGCGGTGCAAAGTAACTTTTGAAGCCTCTATTTGCCAGCCCTTAAAGGAGCAACCGTATGTCCACCATCACCACTCAAGGCTTGCTGACCGGCGAGTTTCTGCTGTCCGAAGGCGCGGGTCGGATCTCGCGAGAAAAAATCACGGTGGCCGCAGGCGAGGCGCTGCCTCCCGGCCAGCTTCTCGGCACGCTTAACGCCAGCGGCAAATACGTGCCGTACGACAACGCGGGCGACACCGGCGCGCAGATCGCAAGCGCGGTGCTGTATGCGGGCTTGCCGGCGTCGACTGCCGACCGGCCCGGTGTCGCGATCGTGCGCTTGGCCGAAGTCGCCGAAGCGCTGATCACGGGGTTGGACGCGGATGCACGCGCAGACCTTGCCGCGAAGTTCGTCATCGTTCGCGCGTAGTTCGTTACAGCACGTACCGCAGACGTTTCAACCGACCATTGAGGCCCGCTCTAAGCGGGCCTCAATCATTTCCGAGGAGAGTTTCCATGGCGGACATCGCCCTTTTTAACGACGACGCGTTCTCGATGTCGTCGCTCAGCGCGGCCATCAACGATGCGCCGTTTGTTCCGAGTCGCATCGCATCACTGGCCCTCTTCGAGGAAGAGGGCATTACCACGACCGTCGTGCAGATCGAGCGCGATGGGGACACGCTTGCGCTCGTGCCCTCCGGCACGCGTGGTGCACCCGCGAACGTCGTGACTGGCGACAAGCGCAGCATGCTGCCATTCAACACCGTACATCTGCCGCAGCGTGCCACGATCAAGGCTGACGAAATCCAGAACCTGCGTGCGTTCGGATCTGAGAGCGAGCTCGAAGCAATTCAGACGGTCGTGAACCGACGCTTGGCCAAGATGCGCCGGCAACTGGATGCCACGCACGAATATCACCGTATCGGCGCGATCAAGGGGCAAATCCTCGACGCTGATGGCAAGACCGTCATCGAAGATCTCGTCGAGCGATTCAAGATCGAGCGCACGACGATCTCTTTCGCGCTCGACAAGAGCGATACGGAGATCCGCGTCAAGTGCACCCAGATTCTCGATGCGATTGAGGACGCGCTTGGTGCGATTCCGTTTAGCGGCGTGCGTGTGCTGTGCGGGCGCAGCTTCTGGAACGCGCTGATCGTCCTGAAAACGATCAAGGAAACCTATCTGAACTCGACGCTGGCGGCGCAATTGCGTGGTGATGCACGCGACGCCTTTGATTTTGGGGGCTGCACCTTCGAGCGTTATCGGGGCCGTGTCGGCGCCGTCGGGTTCGTCGGTGACGACGAAGCGTTCGCCATTCCGGAAGGCGTGAGTGAGCTCTTCATCACGCGTTTTGCGCCGGCGGACTATATGGAAGCGGTCAACACGACGGGCTTGCCGTACTACGCCAAGCAGGAGCTGATGGATTTCAGCAAGGGCGTGGAGATCGAGGCGCAGTCCAATCCCATTCACCTGTGCACCCGTCCGAAAGCCGTCATCCGGCTGACGAAGTGAGATGGCGTTCCGCGACCTGGTCGCGGATCTCGACGCTGCAGTGATCCGGGACCTGGCCGACGACGATATCAAAATCGACGGTCAGTCCGTGCCCGGTATGTTCGCGGCTCCGTGGCTCGGGCCAGATCTCGGGACACAGCGAACGCAGCTCGACCATCCGCAAGTGAGCATCCTGGGCGCCGATGCCATTGCGCACGATATACGCGAGGGCAGCATCGTCGAAGTAGGCGAGGAGCGTTATCGCGTGTTCGAGCTACAACCGGACGGCACCGGGTGGACGGTGTTGCTTCTGAAGGGATAACACGTACGGACAACAATAAGGGCGTGAGGACATGGACAGACTAAAAATCGAGCTCGACGTGCGGCAGGTGACCGAGACGCTACAGGGTCTGCCATCGTCCGCCATGCAGGCAGCGTGGCGGCGCACCCTTCGCAAGACCGCTGCGTGGATCAAAAGCCAGACGGCTAAGGAGGTCTCTGGGGCCACCAAGATCCCGCAGAAGGTCATCAAGAACCGCTTGTATTTCTTCTTGCGCTCGGCCGATACCGGGAAAGTTTGGCTCGGGTTGAATCCCGTGGAAGCTCAACGTATCGGCACGGTCACCAAAACCAGCAAGGGCATGCGGGCCGGGCGCATGACGTTCGAGGGGGCATGGCGCCAGACCGGGCGCAATCCGGACGGGCCGCTCTATCGACGAACTGGCAAGGCGCGCACGCCTTTCGAAGCGGTCACGGTCGGCTGGTCCGACTCGGGTGACCCGGCCTTCAGGCGTGCGGCGAAGCTCTGCGAGGCGCGGCTCATGGTGATCCTGAAGCAGGAAGTGAACTACGAAATCCAAAAGGCGATAGGCCGTGCCAGATAACTTCAATGCGAACGTTGATGCGCCGTGGGCGCTGGAAATCTTCGAGACGGAGGTTGGGCTTAAAAACCTCTCGACCCTCCACGAGGCGATCGAGGCCGGGCTGCGGATGAAATTTCCCGACATGGTGTCAGTGGAAACGTACCCGCGTATTGGCCGCAAGATCCCCACGCCCTGCATCGTGATCGAGATGTCCGAGATGGAGCCGGGGCACGACCCCGGCACGGGACAAGCGGCATTGGTCGGTCGCTTTCAGGCGCGGGTGATCGTGGATCCGATCCTTGACGGTGCCGAGCTCGCCGTGCGCGAGCTGGCCGCTCGGGTGGCGAAGGCCATCCACTTTCAGACGTGGGAGTGTCCGGTCACACCAGCCAAGCTCGTGATGATCGCCGAGGACCCGTTTAGGCCCCATCTCGACACGTACCTCGTGTGGCTTGTCGAGTGGACGCATGAGTTTGACCTGGGCGACGTCGTGCCACTAATCCCAGCAGGCGGGACAGTGGTGTGGAGCGTCGTGCCGAACACGGGACGCGGCCACGAATCGGAGTATTGGAACCCCGCACTTGATCCGCCGAACGACTTTGGACAATCCGTATGAGCGATTACGACATCGGCGAGTTCGACCGGCTCATTGCGAGCATCGTGCAGGCCGGCGTCGTTGACCTGGTGCAATACGATCCGCCGAGGTGCCGTGTTCGCAATGGCGAGTGGGTCAGCGCCTTGTTGCCGTGGCGCACGATGGCAGCGGGCAGGGTGCGCACCTGGTGTCCGCCATCGGTAGGTGAGCAGGCCGTGGTGATTGCGCCGTCCGGCACGCTCGCGGCCGGCTATGTGCTCGCAGGCTTCTATACCGACACGCACGGCGGGGCGAACGGCAATACCGCCAACATGACCGCGACCGACTATCCGGACGGCGGCCACGAACACTACGACCACGATGCGAGCGAATACGTGGTCTCGGTGCCCGCGAAGGGGCGCATCCTGTTTCGCGTCGGCAATACGCAGTTCGAGATGACGGCGGCCGGTATCACGCAGACCGCGCCGGAGCTGCTAGTGGATGCGCCCGATTCGAAATTCACGGGCAACACCACCACTGAGAAACGGCTTGCGTTCAAGGGCGGCATGACGGGCAGCAACAGCGAAGGTGGTCCAGCCTCCGAGATCGATGGCGACGCTAATTTCAGTGGCAAGGTGAGGTCGGAGGGCGTGTCGCTTCCGGATCACTCCCACATGGAGCAAGGCGACGGCAAGCCGGTAAGCCCGCCGATCAAATAGACGCGGTCGGTACATCGGCCGCAAAGTGACTTTGGCCTCGCATTCGTGCGGGGCTTTTTTATTGGGAAGGCGATATGCCGCAAGAAATCAAGACCGTTGTCCCAGCGAAAGCCGGTTTGCAGCAACCAGTGACGTTCCGCGACAAGGCATTCAAGTCACGCACGATTGTCTTCGCCGATGGCAGCACTGCGGCCGTGATGCGCAGCCTGATCATCGTCTCGACGTCTGAGCGTATCGAACACCTGACCCAGCTCGGTGACTTCGATCGCACCGGGTTTGAACACACCGGTTCCGAGAGCACCGAGCTCGGAGCCTGAGCATGGCGGCCGGCACGGTGTTGGTTGGCATGAGCCGCACGACAGGCGCACCGATGACGGGCCTTGAGCATCTGCGCCAGAGCATCGGCGACATCCTGTCCACGCGCAAGGGCACGCGTCGGCAGCGGCCCGAGTACGGCTCGGACATTCCGAAGATGGTGGATTTGCCTGTCACGCGCGGATGGATTTCGACCGTGCAGGCGGAAGCCGCGCGGGCGATCGGGCGATGGGAGCCGCGTATCAGGCTCTCTCGCGTATCGCTCGTGTCAATCGTTGGTGGGGCGACGACATTCCGCATTCAGGGCACCTATGAGGGTGACGATATTGTGTTCGAGGTGACCACGTGACAACCATTGATTTGACCGCCATCGATCCGCCGGATCTTGTCGATACGCTGGACTTCGAGGATATCTATCAGGACCTGGTCGAGCATTACAAGGGCATCTATCCTGATTGGAGTGCCGCACTCGAATCGGACCCTGTGGTCAAGCTGCTGGAGCTGTCGTCGTACCGCGAGGTGCGCTTCAGGGCTCGGGTGAACGACGCCGCCCGTGCGGTCATGCTGGCGTTTGCGACCGGTGCGGATCTGGAGCATCTTGCGGTGCTCTTTGATGTTGAGCGGCTGACCGTTACACCGGCCGATCCGGAGAATAATATTGAGGCCGTGAAGGAACGGGACGAGGACTTACGTGCGCGTACGCAGTTGGCCCCTCAAGGCTATTCCGTAGCAGGTCCGGAGGTCGCTTATATCAAGCATGCGCGCGACGCTGATGGCCGCGTGCTCTCGGCGTCAGTGGTCAGCCCCGCGCCGTGCGAGATCGTCGTCACGATCCTGTCGCGCATTGGGGACGGCAGCGCGGATGACGATCTGATCAAGATCGTGAGCAGGGCGCTGAGCTCGGATGACGTGCGACCACTTACCGACAAAGTGACTGTGCAGGGCGCGCAGATTCTGCGCTATGCCATTCGCGCCACGCTCCGGTTTTTCTCCGGCCCCGATCGCGTGGTTGCACTTGCCGAGGCGAACAAGCGTGCGCAGCAATACGCGGACGACATGCATAAGCTCGGCATGGAGATCACCGATGATGGGCTGTACGCCGCTATCCGTGTTGCCGGCGTGCAAAAGGTGATCCTTGAAACACCGCTTGGCGGGATTCCGGTCACCAAGCAGCAGGCGACATATTGCACGCATATCGAGCTGATCGATGGGGGCGTGTATGACGAATAGTCTGCTGCCCGCGAACGCGACGTCGCTCGAACGAGCGCTTGCGGCAACGAACGCACGCACGCATGAGGTGCCAGTGCCGCTTGCGACCCTCATGAACCCCGATGCGATACCGCTCGCGCTGCTGCCGTGGCTCGCGTGGCACCTCGGTGTTGACACGTGGAAGGAGTATTGGCCGGAGCAGATCAAGCGCGCACGCGTGAAGGCGGCGATTCCCATTGCGAGGAAGCGAGGCACGGCCGCAGCGGTGCGCGAAGTGGTTGCCTCGTTCGGCGGCAACGTGGCGCTGCGCGAATGGTTCGAGATGGACCCGCCCGGTAAGCCCGGCACGTTCGACGTTGTGATGACTGTGAGCGGCCGGGAGGGTCAGCCGCCCACGGCCGCGTATGTCGCCGACATCATCGCGGAGATCGAGCGCACCAAGCGTGCGAGTGCGCACTACACATTCACTCAGGGTTTCGGCGTGCAAAGCACGCAGGGCGTCGCCGTTGCGGTACGAGCGGCGCTGTATCACCGACTCTCATTCACGGATATCTAGTTATGGCCGGAAGACTCATTTATGTCACCAAGGCTGGGCGAGCCGCACTCGTGGCTGTCGGCAACACGGGCACAGCAGCTCGTAAGGTTGTCACGATTGGCGTGGCCACCGCGCCGTTTAATGCGGCCGATGACACGTTGATCGTGCTGCCCAATGAGCGAAAGCGCATTTCGACGATAGCTGGCGAAAACGTCGCGCCTGACACGATTCACGTCACACTCAAGGACGATTCGAACGATCAATATTCGCTCTATGGTTTTGGACTGTACTTCGATAATGGTGTGTTGTTTGCCGTGTACAGCCAGGATGCTGCAATCATGGAGAAGTCGCCCGAAGCGATGTTGCTGCTTGCGAGCGATATGCAGTTCGCGAAGATCGATGCGGCGCAGCTCTATTTTGGAGATACCTCATTCACGAACCCGCCAGCTACTACTGAGCGGCAAGGCGTCGTCGAACTTGCAACGAACGCCGAAGCACTCGCTGGCATCGACTCGCAGCGCGCGGTGACCCCAGCGGGTTTGCAATCGACCCTCGCGCCCGCACTCGCAACGAAAGCGAATGTCGGACACCGTCACGCGATTGTCGAAGTCGACGGTCTGCAATCGGCCCTCGATGCAAAGCTAAACCTCACCGGCGGGATATTGAGGGGAAACACGACCCTTTCAAACGCGACCCTCGCCCTTCAAAACGGAAATTACACCGCCAGCATGCGCGCCGATGCGACGGGGCTTGTCGGCTTCCTCAATCAAGCGTTGACCGCGTGGAACCTGCAACTCAACGACGCAGGCGTGCTGTCCTTACCTCGTGCGCGCCCTAATTGGGCCGGCGGTTTGATCCCTTGGGACAACGGCAACTTTGACCCGAATACTCGCGTCGTCAAAACCGGCGACCGCATGAGCGGCGATCTGTATGTCGATAGCGGCGCCGTGCATATGAGCGGATGGGGCGGCAACCCGAATATGGGCGCCGCTTTCCTCAACGCTGCCAATACCCGCTATTTGATGTTCGATGGCTCGTCGTATGTGATGCCTGGCGCCGATCTGTATGCAGGCCCAAACACGTCGCGCGTTTGGCATGCCGGCAACTTCAACCCAGCCGCCTATCAGCCGGCTGGCAACTATCAACCAGCGGGAAGCTATCAGGCGGCCGGCGACTACCTGCGCAATCACGCCAGCCAATCCACAGCCTCCCTGTATCTCAACTCGGCTTCGCCGCCCTCGATCGCGAACATCTCCTCGTCTAACAATAGCGATACCGTTGCGCTCACGATCGGCACTGACGGCAACCCGTCCGCATCGGCCGTGATGCAGTTTCACCGCCAAGGGTCATTTGCTGCCTATTTCGGCCTGGACACAGACAATCAATTTGCAGTCGGCGGGCGCTCGATGGGGAACGTTCGATATCGCCTTTGGCACGAGGGCAATTTCGACCCTAACGGAAAGGCCCCGATTCGCAACGGCAATAACGCCGGATACGGCTACGTCTGTAGCGATAGCAACACCAAGGTGACGATTACTTGGGACGGCGCGAATCACCAGCTATACGCCGATAACACCTATCTAGGCGCGCTTTTAACTCACAACAACTTCAACAATTGGGCGGCATCGAAAAGCGCGCAAGTGCAATGGGGTAGCGGTATTTCCGAACTCGGCGGAGTAGTGACCGGCGCCGATGTGACGATGGACGCCGGCGGCCCTTGGGTATTGCAAGGCTTGCGCACGGTCGGCGGTAACAACCGAATTTATATGCGCATCGTTTGGCTAAGGAACCAGTGACCATGCTTATTCACGATCAACTCATTCACTCAATTGAGCAAGAACTCGGACTTAAGCACGCCGTCGATTTTCTCGTCGCTCATCCCCTCGACGAAGACGGGATTCAATGCGGTGATGCCTATCTCTTTCGATGGATGAACAAGGACGTTGCGCAACCGGATATCGAGCTGATGAAAGCGCGTTATCACGAGTGCCATTGCGACACCTATGAAGCGATGGCCGCTCGCGAGCGGCGCGACGCGTTGATCGCGCAAACCGACTGGACCCAAGCACAAGACGTACCGAATCCGATGAAGACGAAATACGCCGCCTACCGCCAGGCCTTGCGCGACATATCGAGCCAGGCCGGCTTTCCGAAGTCGATCGACTGGCCTCTTTTACCGCAGTAATCCCATACGCCACCAGGAGCAAAGCAACATGCCTTTGAAGAAAACTATTCGTGTCGCATCGATCGGCACGCCAGCGTCTTTCCATATTGTTCGCCGCTATGCGGTGGACGTGCAAGCCAAGACCACGTTCATCGATGTCGCCAGCTTCTACGATGAACAAGCGGCACGCGAGAACTTGCAATCGATCGGCATGGCGAATGTGTTGGTCGTCGGGATTCCGCCGAGCGGCACTGATGCTGTCACCTTCTGCGAGCAACAACTCGCGGCGAACGTTCCCTCCGCGCCGGCCGATGGCTCTGATCCGACCGTCGGCAACCCGAATCGCTACCTCTTCGCGGACGCGGAGATCGTCGCGTAGATCGACACATAAGAGGGCACTTTCCTCAAGCTACCCACGAGGCACGGTTCCGTTCCCCTCGTGGTGGAGGTTTCGTCTTTCACCTGTCATGGCCGCACCAGATTCAGTCTGGCGCGGCTTTCGTTTTTTTTGGGAGAAGTTAATGGGCGCAACATCGTTCTATCACGGCGTCACCGTGTCGCTCGTCGACTCGGGACCTCGTACCATTGCCGTGCCGTCGTCGTCGATCATTGGCATGGCGAACACTTATACGCCGGGTGCCGATCGGGCCTCGCCCAATGTGCCGGTGCAACTCACGAGCTACCGTGAAGCCGTGGCGGCGTTCGGTGAAAGCAGCGCAATCGCCAAGGCCGCACGGGCGATCTACGCACAGAGCAAAGCGGTGATTGTCGGCATTGGCGTCCCGGCTGAAGGAGAAGCCCCGACATTGACCTCCGCCATCATCGGAGGCGTCAGCGCGGGCGGAGCCCGCACCGGCCTGCAGGCGTTGCTCGATGCCAAGTCGAAGTTCAACGTACAGCCGCGATTGATTCTCGCACCGGGGTTCTCGGGCACGCAGGCCGTGGCAACCGCAATGGATGCGCTGGCGGCCAAGCTCCGGGGAATCGGTATTGTCGATGGTCCGAATACTGACGACGAAGCCGCGATTGCGTATGCGGCCAATTTCGGCAGCAAGCGCCTCTACATGGTCGATCCCGGTGCGCTCCAGTACGACACGATCTTGAACACCGACGTGGCAGTACCCGCGTCGCCGTTTGCCGCGGGTCTCTTTGCGCAGACCGACGCGGCGATCGGCTTCTGGGCGTCACCGTCCAATAAGGAACTGGTGGACGTGACCGGCACGAAGCGTCCGATCGAATTCCTCGATGGCGATGAAACGTGCCGGGCGAACCTGCTTAATAACGCGTTTATCGCGACCATCATTCGGGATGGTGGATATCGCTTGTGGGGCAACCGTACGCTCTCGGCAGATCCGAAATGGTCATTCGTCACGCGCGTGCGCACGCTCGACATGGTGATGGATGCGGTGCTCATGGGCACCAAGTGGGCGGTCGATCGTGGCATCACGGCGACGTTCGTGAAAGACGTGACCGAGAGCGTGCACGCGTTCATGCGCGACCTCAAGCGGCAGGGTGCGCTGATCAACTTCGAGGTGTATGCGGACCCCGAGCTCAACACGGCCACGCAGATCGAGCAGGGGAAGGTGTACTGGAATATCCGCTTCTCCGACGTGATCCCGGCTGAAAACCCCATCTTCCGGTTCGAGGTCACCAATCAGTGGCTGACCGAAGTGCTTGATACCAACCCGTAAGTGAATTCATAAGAGGTGAAGCGTGATCCCGGAAACACTTCAAAACTTTAACGTGTACGTCGACGGCAAAGGCTTTGCCGCACAGGCGACACAGTGCACGCTGCCCAAGCTGAAAATCAAAACGGACGACCACCGTGCCGGGGGCATGGACGCACCCGTCAAGGTCGATCTCGGCATGGAGGCAATGGAAGCGGCTTTCCAGATGTCGACGATGTCGATCGACGTCCTGAAGTTCTTTGGTCTTGCTGACTCGACCGCATTCAACGGCGTGTTTCGTGGTGCGTTTCGCGACCTGCAGGGTAAGGTCAAAGCGGCGGCTGCCACGTTTCGCGGCATGTTGTCCGAGCTGGATCCTGGCGACTGGAAGTCGGGCGAGAAGGTGGATGCGAAATACACGATCTCGCTCACGTACTACAAGTTCGAAATCGACGGCGCAGTGATTCACGAGATCGATCCGCTCGGGATGATCCGAATCATCAACGGCGTCGATCAGCTCGCCGATATCCGTAAGGCGATCGGCATGTAACTCCCTTGCGATTCGGCACCACGCCGGTCGCAAAGTAACTTTTCAACCTTGACGGCGGGCCTGCAGCCCGCCGTTTCCTTTTGAGGTGCTGTATGGATACCCCGGTACAAAAAGATGCCACGACCGGTCGGCCGGTCATGACCGTCACGGTGCCGCTCGACTTCCCCACGAAGTTCGACGGCGTCGAGCGTGACTGCCTGACGCTGCGCCGCCCGAAAGTCCGTGACATGCGCTCGGCCGCGAAGGTTGCACCCGGTGACGATGATGGTCAGGAACTCGCACTGTTCGCGACGCTGGCGGAGGTCGCGCCGAACGACCTGGAGGACATGGATCTCGCCGACTATAACCGTCTGCAAGATGCCTACTTTCGCTTTCGACCCTCTGTCAAAAACGCATCCGGCGACGCTCAAAAAGCTGCTCCGGCGACTGCTGACGGAGCTTCGAATGTCGCCGGCTGACATCGACGAGCTGACGATGGAGGACGTCATCTACTGGCTCACCGATTGAATGAGGGATTGACGCGCCAAGCAATTGGGCAACTGGCCGCGAGTGCGGCCGGACTGAATGGAGTACGAGATGGCAAATGACATCGCACTCGGCATTGTGATCGGCGGTGCCGTATCGGCAACGTTCGGCAAGGCGGTCACCGAGACGAGTTCGCGCATCGTTGGATTGCGCAAGACCGCTGACACGACTCGAGTATGGCAACGCACGATCGGCGACACGGTCAAGCTACAGGATGAATTCCGGCGGCTGCACGCGGCAGGCGATAGCGCCGCTGAAGGCATCCGCCGGAAGATCGATACCAACCTTCGCTCATTGCGCGAGGCGGGTATCGAGGTGGACAAGTTGGACCGTTCTTATCAGCGGCTTGGGCGTACCGCACGAGGACTCGATCTGCAGGCGAGCGGCCGTGAGCGCATCGCATCGGGCCGTGAGGGGCTTCGTGGGGCTGTAGGCGCCGCCGTCAAGTTCGGGGCGGCGGTAGCCGTGCCAGCGACGATCTCCGCTAACTATCAGGCAATCATCCGCGACATCGCGCTCAAGGCCGGCATCGCGCGCACTGAGCAAGAGGCGTCGATGGGCGTCCGCATTCGACGCGATGCGACGGCGAACGGCATCAACCGCAACGAGCTGGCCGAAGCGGTGAATCAGATGGTAGCGGCCGGCATGGAGGTAGATAGGGCGCTTGACTTCGCGCCGCTCGTGGCGAAGTTCTCCGTGGGGCAGGGGGCGACCAGCGTCGAGACGGCGAAGATGATTCAGTCGTTGCAGCAGAACGCGAAGATCGTGGATCCGGCGGCAATGGGCAAGGCGCTGGAAGCCATCGCGTTCCTCGGCAAGGCGGGCTCGTTCGAGTCGGCGGACATGGCACGGTGGTTCCCCGTGCTGCTCGCGGAAATGCAGAAGATCGGCATCACCGGTCAGGACTCGGTCACGCAGCTCGGCGCGATGTTGCAGGTTCAGATGAAGACCGCCGGCAATGCGGATGAGGCGGCGAACAACCTTAAAAACTGGTTTTCGAAGATCGGATCCAATGAAACAGCATCCAACTATAAGAAAGCTGGTGTCGACTACGACGCGAAAATGCAGGAAGCCATCACAAAGGGGTGGTCGACCCTTGAGGCTTCCTTCGTTCTGGCACGTGCGTACATTGAGCGCACCGACCCTGCGAAAGCCAAGCAATTGGCGAACGCCGCGAAGAGCATAAACGGCGAGGCGGATCCGGCGAAGCGCAAGGCGCAAATCGCCGCGTTCGAGGACACCATGAAAACGGGTGACCTCTTCAACGATATGCAGGTGAAGGCGGCCTTGACCGCTTACTTGCAGAACGCGGACTTATATCAGCAACTGAAGAAGGATTCCGCACAGGCCAATGGCGAGATTGCGAAGGACTTGGCTGATCGTCGCGACGCGTCGAAGCAGGTCTGGAGTGAAGTGACGCAGCAGTGGAACGACGCCATGCGCAGCATTGGCGATGCACTGAGGCCAGTGACCGACGCTGCGGGCCATGCGGCGAAATCGACAGGCGAAGGGCTCGCCAAGATCACCGATGCCGCACCGAAAGCGACGCTCGCCGTCGCTGGCGTGGCCGCTGCCCTCATCGGGTATCGGGGGGCAAAGTCACTTTTCCAGATCGGGCGAGGTGCGATCGATATTGCGCGTGGTGCTGCGCTGGTCGGGCGCAGCGGCGCTATCAGCAAAGGCGGTGCTGGCGGCTTCGCAGGTCGGGTCGCGCAAGCGGTCGGTGGTGCCGTTGCGGGTGGCGTTCAGCGGGTATTCGTCGTGAACCTTGGTGGGGGTTTGGGCAGTGCCGCCGGCGCGGTCGCCGCTGATCTCGGCGCTGCTGGGGCCGCTGCTGCTAGCGGGAGCGCGGCCTCGGGGGGACGGCTCGCCCGGTTAGGCACAGCCGCACGTGGACTCGTTGGTCGCGTCATGCCGTACGCCGGCAAGCTCGCGATGGCGGGGACGGTGCTCAAGCTCGGTATGGCCGCCACGAACGCATACGGTGTCGCCACCAGCGACGAAGGACGTTCCGAGAAAGCGAAGGGTTTTGGTGGCATCGCAGGGAGCCTCGCCGGCGGTGTGCTGGGTGCAAAGGTGGGTGCTGCGATCGGTGCGCTGGGCGGCCCGATCGGTGCTGTCGTTGGCGGTCTCGCCGGCGGTGCCGTGGGTGCCTATGCGGGGGAGAAGGCGCTGGGGGCAGTCGCTAAGTGGGCGTTTGCGGGCAAGCAGGAATCCCAGGCGGCGGTCGAGGCGCTGGCGAAGGTGAGCGCAGCGAGCAAGCCGCCCGGTGCAGATCGACCCGTCACGAAGGTGGATATGCAGAACACCTTTGCCCCGGTGTTCCACGTGCAGGTCAACGGGGAGCTGAGCCGCGACGCTGCCGACCGGTTCCTGCAGCACGTGTCGCCTCAGTTGCAACGGATGATGGCCGACCAGGCTGCAAAAAATAGCCGGTCATCGATGTTTGATTCGGCGCACAACTAATCGGCGCACAACTAGGAGAAAGCAGCGTGGATTTCATGACACAACTGACGCAGGCCGCCACGCAGTCGAGCATCGGCACCGAGCGTGTGCGACAGATGGTGCGGGTCGAGGAGCGGAATCGCCCGGCGAGTCAAAACACGGTCGATATCCTGCAGAAGCTCGCGACGGGCAACCTGCAAAACGCGGGTGAGTTGCTCTCCGGCGCGAGCAGTGCGTTGTCGGTCGCGGGCGATCTGAATCCGAAGATCGGTGCGGCGACGCGCAGCTTCAATGCGGTCCAGTCGTCGATGAACAGTGTCCTGTCGATGGCGAACGCATCGACGCACCCGGTTATCAAGTCGGCAGCCGACACGGTGAACACGGCACTGGGTGACGTCAAGTCGAAGTTCAACGCACTGGCCGGTATCAAGGACACACCGTCGCCAGCGGCACTGGCGAAGTCCACGAGTTCGGGCTCGATGTTCTCGGGGCTGGTCAGTGGCGCGTCATCGGCGACACCGCACCTCATGACACTCAGCTCGGACAGCGGCGACACGTTCCACTTCAACCTGTCGACCGCTGCATACGACAAACTGCGGCGCACCACGAAATACAAGGTCGCCTCGCAGGAGCGCTTGAATCGTCAGGAGGCGCTGCAGGCGGTGAGTCAGGGTGGCGAAACCATCACATTATCCGGTGTCGTATTCGCAGCGCTTGGGGCAGGCGCGAAGCAGCTCGATGCGCTGCGCGCGATCGGCGGAAAGATGCTGCCGGTGCAGCTCACGACCGGATACGGCGAGGTGCTGGGCCGCTGGTATCTGCAGGGAGTCGATGAAGAACAGGAAGCGCTGATGTCCGATGGCGCACCACGCAAACAAACTTTCAGTCTGGAGTTCGGCCGTTATGGCGAAGACTATAAGAACATCTAATGGCGACATTCTGGACGAGATCTGCAACGCCTATTACGGGACGCTCCCCGGCATGGTCGAGGCGGTCTATTCGGCGAATCCGGGGCTCGCCGCGCACGATCAGCCGTTTGCGTCGGGCGTCGTGATTACGCTGCCCGACGTCGATGCGCCGCGCGACGAATCCGTACAGCTCTGGAGCTAGGGGCCATGCAAGCCATCTTTCAGGTGGTCGCCAACGGCGACGACATCACCCGGACCATTCAAGACCGCATCCTGCGGATCCGCACGGTCGACAAGCCCGGCCTTGAGTCGGACTCGTGTGAGATCGAGCTCGATGACCGTGACGGGAAAATCCAGTTTCCTCCGAAGGGTGCGACCCTGCGGATCTCGCTCGGTTGGCAAGGGCAGGGACTGGCCTTTCTCGGCGAATATTCCATTGATGAGATCGCGCTAAAGGGTCCGCCGGCGTCGGTCATCATTCGCGGCCGGCCGGCGAACCTACGGGCGACATCCAAGACCCATCGCTATGGCAGTTGGGAGAACGTCAAGCTGGCGGACATCGTCGGCGACATCGCCCGGCGTAACAAGTGGACACCGGCATGTGGGATCGATGTCGTGGTGCCGCGTGCCGACCAGTTCGGCGAGAGTGACCTGCATTTCATCACACGGCTTTCTCGGCAGTACGGTGCGACGGCCACGATCAAGGCGGGCAAGCTGATCGTGGCAGCGCGTGGAGCGGGCAAGAGCGCGAGCGGCTTGCCGCTTGCGTCCATCAGGCTCACGCCGAGCATGTTGCTGGATTACACGATCACGTTTCCGGATCGCGCGAGCTTCGTGGCGGTGCGCACCAAGGTGCACGACGTCAAGACCGGCAAGAAGATTGACCTGGTCATTCCGAACCCGGACGCGCCGGCCGGAGCGTCGGCCGTGCATACCGAGCGGCACGCGTTTGCTAGTCCCGAGGCGGCCAAAGCGGCGGGAAATGCTCGCCTGCAGAAGCTCAATCACCATACCGCGAGGAGCACGATGCTGATGCAGGGGCGTGCCGACTTCTCAGCTGAAAAGACCGTTGCCCTGCAGGGTTTCAAGAAGGAAGCCGATGGCGACTTTCTGATCGACTCGGTGACGCACACTTACTCGGGCCGCAGTTGGGAAACTGAGGTCGAGCTGAATGCGGGGAATAAGGGTAAGGCCAAGGTCGGCCACGGCAAAAAGCCGGCCAAGAAAATCAACCTGGTCGTGCCTTCTCCATCTAACTAAGCCATCGAACTGAAGCGTCGAGGTAACGAGTCAACGTACAGCGTCAAAGCAACTTTGCATCGAACCGCCTAACTGGGCGGTTTTTTTATGGCCGTTCCGATCGTTCATCGGCGCGGCCATTTTTTATGGAGGCTGCTTTTGAACGAAAACCTCAAGTATTCCGAGCAGGGCTTCTCGCTCACGCAGGACTCCGAGACGCTCTACCTCTTTTCCTATCCGGATCCCGGCTCGCAGTTAGGAAAGGAATTGCAGCGCCGTGGCTTGTGGCAGGCGACGTTACGCGGGCAACCGATCGCAGCGAGCTTGCTCGCGTTGAACGGAGCACCGTGGACCGGTGGATGGGGGCATACAGGTCCCCAGATGCACTACGGCATGAAGTTCTCGCGCGAGCAGGCTGTGGCGTGGCTGCATCAGGACGTGGCGAGCGCGGAGGCGACGGTTAAGCGGCTGGTTCGTGTCGAGCTCACTCAGGAAGAATACGACGCGCTCGTCGACCTGGTGTTCAACATTGGTAGTGGCAATTTCAACACGTCCACGCTGCTGCGCAAGCTCAACGCCGGCGACACCGAAGGCGCGATTGCCGAATTCGCGCGCTGGAACAAGGGAGGTGGCGTCGTGCTCTCGGGACTTGTCAAACGCCGCGAGGCCGACCGCGTGCTGTTCCTGTTGGGTGCAAATTTCCAGCGGAGGGCCGCGTGAAAAACGATGCCCTAGCTCGCCTCTTCTACGCGTACATGGCGGTCTACATCGCGGTGTCGGCGTTTACCGCACCGTGCTCGGCCACTTCCGTCATGTTGGTTCGCGATGGCTTCTGGGGGTACGCCGTGACGTGCGGTACGGCAGCGCTCGCGATGGTGGTCGCGGTGGACGTCGCGATCAATGACTGGTTGCCGGACAAGTACGTTTTTCATTGGGCGAAAGCTCACCGGCCCTGGTTTTACGCGATCACTGCGGGCGCTTATGTGACGCCGATCTTTTCGGCGAGCGCTTATTGGGTCAACTCGGTGGTCAACACGGCGCAATTCATTTTTTACATCTGCATGGCGCTCTTCGGGCTCGTTCTGGGCCATCGAGAGGCGCAAGCGAAACGGAGGGTTACGTGCGCCGGATGATTGTTTGGTTGTGGGGATTAACAGTCCTGCTATGGGCGGCGGCTGCCTATGCGATGAGCCGGGCAGCAAATGATGCGGTCGTGATCGAGCTGGAGAGCATCCCGGTTGCGTCGCTGGGGCTGGCGGTGATGCTGGCTTTGATCGGCGGCACGGCGAGCACCTTCCAGCGGCTTGCTTCCAGTGATCCGCTTGTTCGCTCGGTCGCGGTTGAAGTGGGCAGCGTGATCACGGCGTCGATCGTGGCGGGGCTGGCTGCTTTCTTTTTTTGTATGTGGCGCGGGTGGCCCGCTCCCCTGACCGCGCTGGTTATCACGCTGTCGAGCTGGGGCGGCAAGCGTGTGCTCGACCAGGCGCTGGACGCGTGGGTTCGAAAAATCCAAGGAGAAAAGGCATGACGGAAATATCGAGTCGTCTCGCGGCAATCGCGGCCGGAGTTGCCGCGATTGCGTTCGCCGTGCTTGGCGCGTGGTTCTACATTGAGCTGCGTGAGCTGCGAACGGAGCACGCCGGGACCGTGCAGCAGCTCGCCACGAAAACGGAGAGCAACGGCGTGCTGAAGGCTCAACTCGCCACCTCGCAATCGGACCTTGCCGCGATGACCGATGCGGCTGGCAAATCGTCTGCGTCGGTCGTGCTCTTCGCGTCGCAGGCGAGCGCGGCGCTGGCGGCTGCGAGCGACGCGAAGGCCAAGGCCATCCAGCAATCGGCCGGCTATCAGAAACAGATCGATGCTCTCTCCGAGCGTATCGATCACCCGACCACTGAACCGGAGACATGCGATGCGGCACTCGATCGTTTGCGCAGCACTTTGTAACGTCCTTCTTTTGGTGCCCGGATGCGGGTCCGTGCCGATCGAGCAGTCGGTATCGCCGGTCACGCATACGCAGGTCGTCGAGACGCACATCGCCGTACCGGTGCCGTGCATCGATGCGGTGCCTGTGTCGCCCTCGTTTCTGTCCGACGCGGATCTGCTGGCCGGCCCAAACGGCTCGACCGTCGACCGGATCTGGCGGGACCGCTTGCAGCGGAAGCAATGGGAGGGAGTTTTGACCGCGCAACTGATCGCGTGCGCGACAGGCGGTGTGACGAAGTAGACAAGAAAAGACAGGACGACGGTGGGTATGTTGGAGCATACCTGCCGCCGCCTTTCCACTGTGCATGCCAGTGAATTAGCCAAGGCCCTGCCACCTACCGGTAGGCGGGCCGAATTCTAGCGTATTTCCAGATAAGGCAATCACAATGGCAAATCCCATCATTCCTTGGATCGGCGGTAAGCGCCGGCTGGCGGATCACCTCATTCCGCGTTTCCCGAAACACGAGTGCTACGTCGAAGTATTCGCAGGCGGCGCTGCGCTCTATTTCCTGCGTCCACCGGCAGCAGTCGAAGTGATCAACGATATCAACGGCGAGCTGATCAATCTCTATCGCGTCGTGCAGCATCACCTGGAGGAGTTTGTGCGCCAGTTCAAGTGGGCGCTTACTAGTCGGCAGGTGTTCAAGTGGTTGCAGGACACGCGGCCGGAGACGCTCACTGACATTCAACGGGCAGCTCGCTTCTATTACCTGCAGCAAAATTGCTTTGGCGCGAAGCTGGAAGGTCGGTCGTTCGGTACGGCGACGACGACACCACCTGGCTTGAATCTGTTGCGGCTCGAAGAAACGCTGTCAGCGGCGCACCTGCGGCTCGCTGCGACCTTCATCGAGCGGCTCGACTGGAAGGCGTGCATCGACCGGTACGATCGTCCGCACACGCTCTTCTATTTGGATCCGCCGTATTGGGGAACGGAAGGGTACGGCGTGCCGTTTGAGTACGCCGAATACGTCGCAATGGCAGCTCGGCTTAGGACACTGAAGGGCAGGGCGATCGTCAGTCTCAACGACCATCCGGACATCCGGCGGGCATTCGAGGGTTTCCATATCGAGACGGTCGATATCAAGTACACCGTGGGAGGAGGTGGCCGGGAGGCAGCGCGAAAGGAACTGATCATTTTTAGTTGGAATGACGCAGCCGTACCTGCGGGCCTCTTCTAGCGGTTGCGCAATAGTAAGCTTGCTACTGCAATTTCTTTGCGGCCAGTCGTGAATTGAGAGTGGTTAGCGATCGGCAATGTTCATTCGGAAAACTCCCGCATTGGGCGGGAGGAACATTGACTGAGAGGCAGGTCGCAACAAGGGACGGGATTTTACGGACCGCTCAAGGGCTGCCGCCTAGTTGGAGATTGCTTGACCTTGCCGGCGGCGGTTAGGGAAGCGATGTTCCGCGAAGCATAGGCTATCGGAGCTCCCTTCCTAGAAGGACTGGCGTTCGCTGACTCTGCGACGACGCGCATGAAAATCCGAAGATGATCCTCCGCCCGCGCTACGAGTGCATGACCTAAACGTCCCGCATTCCTTTGCTCATTGGATGGCTATGGATTTGTGTTCATGCGTAAATTTAGGGCCAACGATATACCGTTCATTATCTAATTCTGGACAAACATTCATAGTGGTAATAATGATCTGATGCGTGACGTTGGACCCATCCGAATGTTTTGCAATTATATTTTGGAAGTTATAGCTTCTATCGACTTCCATGCCGCCATCTTCGATACCGTCTAAGATCAAAAGTCGCGGGTAGCGAAAGTATTTCTCCTGAAGCGATGAGAGCAACAGTGCTAGATGGAAACCGTGCCGCAAAAATACCATCGAACTAGCTGAAAATTGCTTTTGGCGCTCGATTGTCAACTGATTTGCCGCAAAATCTATATTGATTTCCTCCGCGTTGGCAAACCCGGACTCGCGGTATAAATCCTCCTTGAGAATCATTTTTAGATTGTTCGCGACGGACAAATAAGCTACGTTCCGGCGACTGCGCTGCTCACGGGTCACCGCCTCGATCCGACCACGAATCCATTCTAAGCGACTCTCTACCTCGCCCAGTCGTTGCGCTAATTTTTCGAGCAAATCTGCTAGCTTTTTCAGCTCCAATGCATTTTTTATCTCTTGCTCCTTTGCTCCAATTTCCTTTGAGATAGATTGCATTAAAATCTGATCAGGGGATCTCCACTGAGACTGGTTACGCTTGAATTCATTTTCGAGTGATTTTAATTGCGCTTCTACTGATGGTGTTTCTAACGTTATCGAATCCAGCTCTGCCAACTGCTGCGCGCGAATTGTGCTCGACTCTTTGAGTTGAAGGGCCAGTTCATTCCTCATTCGAGCTAATTGGGATTTTGCTGAATCCTCGGCAATCTCAGACTTGCATAGCGCGCATGAGGATTTGCTTTCATTCGTCGCTTCGAGCTTAGTGAAGCAACTTGGACAAAACGAAAAGACGGCGGTGCCCAAGTAAGATTCTGCCACTGCGGACTCTTCCAAACTGGACAATCGCTCCTCGAGCTCCTTTAAAAACAGCTCGGAATCTGCGATTTCGGCTTGGAGATCGACTTTCTTTTGTTTGAGCTTAGATAGTCTTAAATGAGCATCACTTAGCTTTGCTCTCAGGGAGTTATCTTCCGTAGAAGACGAAGTTTTGGCGGACGCTTGGTTATTAATGTCTTCAAGCTTCGATTGCAAAAAAGTAACTTCGCTCGCTAGGGTTTGAATTTGGTTGTCCAAAAAATCGAGTGATATATTGGTTCCGGAGTTTCCAAACGTGTTGAATATCGTTTTAACGCTCACTCGAATACCCGATGCTTCCTTATCGGCTGCGGATTCCTGTAATCTCAAATCGTATAGCTCGGTCGAGTCGACTCCGAGAAGATAGTCACCTACGGCCGCGCGGGTTATGGCGCGGTCAAACCGGTCGTCACGGAACAATTCCGCCCCAGGTGTCTCCTGGTCCGAATAGATCAAGCGCATTAATTGGTGCATCGTTATATTGGAACCACCTTCACCACGAAGTTCGGGCATTTCGAGCAGTCGAAACATGACTTGGGAAAAGCTCTCTTTCGACTCACTTATTTTGAAAGGGTATTGCTGCCACGTTGCCGCCCCAATATCGAGGGCAGTTTGCATGTCGCCCCAAAACATCGACAATGGCTGCATCATCTGCGTGCTTACGTGCCTGCGCAATGTTAAGACAGCCGCGTTGGCGGTAATTTCGAGGTAGATGTCGTCGCACAGTTGGGCGACTTGATTGAAGCTAATGTTTTCTGAGCCGAGCGCGTAGGCGATGAAGCGTATAGCAGTGGTTTTACCCGAGCTGTTTTCGCCGGCAATAACATTCAGTCCTGAATGAAATGAAATGTCCGTTACAGGTTTGCCGTTTTTCGTGACGACAAGACGATTAATAATAATCGTAGGCTTAAATAGCGTCATATCGATATTCTATAAGTCCGGAGCGCTGCTTTAGGCCATTGTCGCCGTTGGTGGGTATCGTTAGCAGATCAGATAGCACGAACCTGCCCACTGCCGTTTGCCTCTCCTGAAATAGTGTAACTGCCACCGCCAAATCGGCTGGAATACCCGCTTCAGTAAGGGAGAGTATTCCTCGCTTAAGGTTGGGTACGTCGACTAAGTTGGCGGCAACAAGGCCGCTTAGCGCGGCAAAGAATATTGGTCGCATTCTCTCAAACGCAGCCCGAGTTCCTGACGCATGACGATAGGGATTTTCCGTTTCTTTCACGGCGGACCGTATAGTCCGAAATTCGTTGGGAAATTTAAAGCTGGTCATCTTATATGGATAGACGAGAAAATAGTCCGCTATCCTGGCTGCGTCAATGGATAAGTCTATCCGTCGTGCGGCGGATGAAATAGTAATTGCCAAAATTCTGATGGCAGTGTGGTAGGGATCGAGGGCCGGCTCGTATATCAGCATGCGTCCCACCGCACGTAGCAATTTCCTGCCAAAAAATAAACTAGCCCCTGAATATCCATCTTGTCCAACATAAGCGGATTTGTTTCGAGCGCTTGCAATGCCGGCGATATCACTTTGTTCAGCATCGCCGTGTCAACAATTTCTCGGGAAGCTTTCGCCTGCACGAGTGGTAATACCGATTGTTCGAAATTTACAACAATCTCCGCCATCAAAAATGTGTATATGGTCTGAGCTGACTTGGAGCTTTGTTGCCGCATGATTGCTTTATACGCTGATTGCTTTCTGATTCGCGCCGCATCTATGAGATCAGATCGCCCGGAACTGTTGAGCTTCTCTTCGAGACCGCGAATATCGGAACTCGTTTCGTTTGAAAGGAAATGCTCAAGTTTCTCCGTCCATGCGGAAAGCGTTTGGTCTGCCTGAGTTTCAGCCAGGTATTGCTCTACGAGCTTGGCCATAGCCGTCGGCTCACGCGCGGCGTTGTATGTTTTTATTACATCCCGACCCGCAAGGTCGCCGTCAACCGTATTGTCTCGGACCGTGGTCGTCATGTTGCCCATTTGCGACTCTTATCGTTTGTTGACGTCGCGCCCTGCGATATCGCCGCCGGCCCTGTTGCCCTTGATTGTTGTCGAGTTCTTGGATTTGTCGACGATGATCTTCAACGTCCACCCACTGATCAAACCACCAAGGAACGTCAAGATTTCAGTTAGATGTGCCATGGTTCCCTGAGCTTTTTAGTTGTCTGTTGCGGAAATTAGCATACAAATGGCCGATTGGTATTCTTTGACCTGCAAAGTTGCTTTGACAAGGGGTCACGAAGTCAACAAGTCATCGACAACGCGTCGTGCTGCGCTATAACCGCTCATGAGCGCGTCGATTTCACTGATGAATGGCTTGCCCCGTGACTCTCCAAAACGCAGCGGGGAGAAGAGGGCGACGCCAGAACCAGCCTTGCTGATTCTCACGATCGCCACGTACCCGGTGGTGCCGTACATTCCAACCACGCCACGGATGGACTTTGCGGTCAGGGCAACTGCGAGCGTGGTGGCATCTGGTAGCCATAAGCGGCGTGCAAAGTCGCTCTGACAGGAGTTCGCCAAGACGCACTCCCGCAATCGACCTCCGCCGGCCAATCTCCGCCGTTCGACCGCGCTCTCCAGCGGGCGTTAGAAGGGCCGCTTCACTCAGTTAGCGGACCTTCCATTGACGATCATTTTCGGTGGATCGTCGGCCATGATGCGGCCATCCGTGAATCCTCGGCGGCAGGCGGTTTGAGCGCCGGCATTGGCTAGGCCTTCGCAATCGCTGCGTTCGCCAACGAGCGCAAACAATGAGCCACCCGCCCACTCCAGCAGTGACAGATCTGCGCTACGGTCCGCCTAAGATGTTCAAAAGAGCTCGATCGGCTACCACGTCCCCTATACTTTTGATCTCCGCCCACCACTTCCGGTACGGGAGAAATGTCCGTCTTCCGCCTAATTGCGCGCTACACCAAAATCACGATTGTTCTAGTGGTCTGCGCGTGGATGACCTTCACTTTCATGCCGGCAGTCGACCGCGAGTCAGCGCCTCCTCCCGACATGAGCGTCCCGGACGATATTGATTTGGTGCCGATGCCCTACCACTGGTACGGAATTTCGTGCATCGATCTAATCCATCAGAACAACTGGGAACAAGTTAAGTTTTTGTCTGTTCTTTTTGCTCAAGTTTCGGTGCAAATATTCCTTCATGAGGATGAAGCCGAACCCATGACAACTCGGATTACAAAAAAGATATTGGATAAAGCGAGCGACGAAGGATTTCGACATGTACAGCGTGATTTGATGCAAAGTCACTCAAGCAACGTGGAGGGATGCGACATTGATGCGTTTGTGCAAATGAAGGAGCCAAGGTCGAAGTATCCAGCTCGATCTGCGCCGTTTCCGATAGTCATTCCCGGAGCGTCACCTGAGTCCCTCAGCGCGCTGATGATGAATACGAACAGACACAAGGATGGCACGCTCTATCGATTCCACGTCGATCAACAAATCGATGCTCAAGCAACTCAAATTCTTGTCACCAAGATACAAAGCCTAGAACTGGACGACGAATATTTTTCGATCTCGTTTGATCGACCGTTTGAGAAGGCGCCCGATCAGTAAAGAACTCAGCCATTTGCCCTACGCCGGCGACCACCTCTAACCTCGGCGATTCGTGGCTACATGTCTAATGACCGGTGCTGAGCTGCACCCGGTCCCACGATGAACGCCCTTAAGAGGGGTAAGGTGTGAGGCTCAGTTTCTCCATAGCGGTCGCTCACGACAAAGTAGAGTCACACTCCCACGAATGTCGGGTTTGGCCGAGCACTTGCCGGGCCGAATTGCTCGGCGAACGGCCGTTATTCCTTGTAAGCAGCCCTATATGTCGCGTTGGGTCGACCGACTGCAGTGGGTCGACTACGGTCTTTCGAAGGCAATGAGCGGCGTCGGCTACGATATGTGGAGCGGTCAATATGGATGGTTAAGATCGGTAAGTAATTGAATCAACAGGAATGACGACGGCCTGCAAAGTCGCTTTGGACAGTCGGTCCATCGGCTGACATCAATGCGAACGCGATCGGCCGCGACAGGCAGAGCGCGGCCATGTAGTGTCGTTCGCATGTCTCGCAGAAAGTGCATTCAGGCGTCGGCTCCGCCCTGCGATCGGCCGTTCGGTTTATAACACCGGCGTTCGCTAATGGGTCATTGATGAGACTCTCAGCAAACGAAAGGTGTCCCACTCCAAAAGGTTGCCGTGGAGCGACGATTGACTCTTAACACCCGCCATACGTGGGCAACTGTTTCCTCAACCTGATGAGTGTTAAACGTCGATCTGATCTTGGCAAAGTGACCGCGTGCTTCATGCACGATGGGGCGCGGGCGTTGTTGCACGGCATTCATTGAAGACCAGCTGTTTTCAGTAACTCTATTACCCTTTCGCTCACTAAAGCCTCGTTATAACCCATCGAGTCCTGAAATCGGTCCACTCCCATTACATGAATACCTACAACGTCGCCCGTTTCTAAGTCAACGATTGGGCTTCCAGAGTTTCCCCCAGCGGTGTTTGCTTTATGGACGAAATAGCCATCAGGCGACACTGGATCTGTCCCGGTAAAGCCCTCTGATAAGCGTTTGTATCCAAAAACCGGAACTTTCACTGTTGGTGTGTGAAAAAATTGGATTTGCTCCGCAACAGTCATGTCTTCGGGCGGACCCGGATAGCCAATCACTGCGACAATCATATTTCCCTGATAAGCACTATTGTCTCTCGGCACAAATTTAATTCCGGCTGGAAATTGGTTGTCCGATGAAGTTATAAGTATTGCAAGATCATCAGAGTTTTTCGGTGTTGCGAACACCGCGTTTATGAAGTACGTCTTTGGGACGTTGGCAGTTGGGCACTTTGCCGGTGTCCCTAACGCGATTTCCTTATCGAACGTGATCTGTGCATTATCTTTTACGGTCCAGGTCGAACCGTCAAAGTCGGCGATTAACTTTAGAACGTGAAGGTTGGTCAATATTAAATGAGTTCCGATCACCGTGGCCGTACCCGCAGGGCGATCAGAAAGCGTTATGAGGCCGACGCTTCTTCCGATTGCCGTGAGTTTGGGCGCGAGCGGGACAATTTTTGCATGCCAGTCTAGGCTGTCTGTAGGAGCCCAAAATTGATCCTGACACATCAGAAAATATGGATTGACGGTGGCAGCATACGATTCCACTGCTGCCACGGACACTGGACCCGTTCCACCTTGCGAAATGAGCAATGCTTGTTTTTTTGACGAGATAGATTCATTTAGTGCGTTCAATTGACTATCGAAAGTGGTAGGTCTAGGCCTCTCGGCAATTAGCTGACTGGCTTGCGTTTGCAGTGCGGCGATTTGTTTTGATATGTCCGCCGCAACAGCCGACCGTTGAGCCGGGGTTTGCTTGCTTACTGTGTTGAGCACTGCTGTCGGCGGGGCTCCCAACGCAGGAGATGGACCGGACGCCGGTACAGCAGAACTCGCACCGGAAACTCCGCCCGCAATTGGCACGGTTCCCGACGGCACCGATGCAGTGACGTTAGACGGCAGGCCGTTCGCACCAGGAAGTGGCACATATTTCGGCAATGCGGACGCCGAGACCACGCCTGTCACTCTCTCGGACAATGTAACGTCTCTGACCTGCGCAGCCTGCTGAAGGACATCGGCTAGAAACCCACCAGCCCGCGCGGTTGAAAAGGTAACGAGCGGCACCACTGCAACTATCGCCATCCGCAACAAAGCTCTCATTTTACTCTCCGAATGGTCTATTTTTTACCTAGATCGGTAAGCACCGGCGGAACAGCCTTCGCTATTGCGTCATAGTCCTTCTTGTCCTGCTGCAGTTCAGCCGCCGTCTCTGACAAAAACTGTCTAAGGTCACTGAGACTAATTTTTCCGTTAGCATAATCGTCGAGTCGCTCATTTATCGACTTGAATTGAGATGTCAGGAGGGCTGGTGGTCGTTTTATTCTAATTGCGTCATACTCGGTCAGATCCTGATTTATCTTGATTGCCGCTTCTATGATTTCTACTCGATCGGTAGACGGTGACAATTTCATCATTTGTTCGAATTCATAATACGGAAGCGCAATAGAAACCGTCCTTCTACGTGCAAAGGCGTTTGTCAGTTCATCTGTATTAAGATCTTCCGATAGCACGCGATTGTAATCTTTCCTGTTATTATCGATGAACCTCATAAGTGTAGCCCGCTGATCCGCCTCTGTAGCCATTTTTAAACCGTCTTTTACAATTGCTTCTACGGATTGAATCAAAGTCTGCACGGCAGTAATCGCTGCGATAGCAACCGCGACTGATTCTTTTCGCGCTGTAGCTGCTGTGAATCCCTTCGGAGGTATGTCGTTTCCGACGCTGATTCGACAGGTTGCGAACTGATTTTCTTGTATTTCTGGAGTCTCTAATGGTTTATCTTTTCCTTTCAATGAAGATAGGGCAGAGACATACCCTGAAATCGAATCATCTGGTGTGCTTGTGATCGACTTAATCGTGTTAGCGTAATCGGTTGTATAGTTCAGGCCTGCATTACTTATTTCGAAGTCATCTGCGCCGGTGCATACGAAATTTACGAAGCTTCCCGGTACCTTGCGGCTATCGCTATTCAGATTTTCATTGATATCAAGCGAAGGATTGTTTATGTACGCCACAACGGCGCCGACCCTGCGCACTCGTTTAACCTCGTTGGCTTCGGCAGAAAGAGAATCAACAGCGGCTTGGTTTGCCGATTGATAATCTTTACCCAAGTCAGTCGTAGTCTTCATGCTTGGGCAACCACAAAGAGTTAGTGCAATAATCGTCGAAATCGCGCTACCCGCTAGATATTTCAT